CAAGAATGAGATCATCGATCTGGGATTCTCAGAGCCTATCTCGGTATGGGAGAACAGGGGTAAGAACTATATTCTGAACGGGCATCAGCGCCTTGTCACACTGACTAGGATGCGTGACTCCGGATACGATATCCCGCCGATACCAATATCGTCCGTATCAGCCAAGAACAAGTCAGAGGCCAAGCGGAAGGTGCTGGCGCTCACTTCTCAGTATGGTGAGATGACCGAGGAGGGCCTTCGGGGATTCATGGCAGAGGCCGAGATTGCCCTTGCTGAGGTGAAGGACTCGTTTCGGTTTCCTGAGATCGATTTTGCGGCGTTCGATAATCCTGATAGTTCCGGGGATGACGAGCCGTATTCAGCAAAAATAGAGGCCCCGATATATGAACCCACAGGACCGCAGCCGGGATTCGATCAGATGCTCAGCAGGTCCAAAACAGTGGATCTCGTTTCAGAGATCGAGAAATCTGATATACCGGATGATATCAAGGAATTCCTGATGCTGGCAGCACAGAGGCACAATGTTTTCAACTATGAAAGTATCGCGAATTACTACGCCCATGCACCAGCAGAAGTCCAAAACCTGATGGAGCGGTCTGCTCTGGTCATAATCGACTTCGACAAGGCGATTGAGAACGGATTTGTAACATTGTCAAAGGAATTGGCAGATACATATGCAAGAGATAAGTGATTCCGAACTGCCCGAAGACTTCGCAATTTTTATCCTTACGCACGGGAGGCCCGATAATGTCAAGACCATAAGCACTCTCGAGCGCAGCGGGTATCGTGGTAAGATTTACTTCATTGTCGATGATCTGGATAAAACCGTTTCTAAATATATCGAGAATTTCGGGGAAGCAAATGTCATTGTCTTCGACAAGATGGCAGAGGCCTCCAAAACAGATTCGGCCGATACCCTAGACGATATGCGCACGATAACATATGCGAGGAATGCGAGTTTTCAGATTGCCAGAGATCTAGGGTTGAAGTATTTCATGCAACTTGACGACGATTACACCAAGTTCGAATACCGTTTTAATGACAGGCTTAGATACAAGCCTGAGGTATTTACTACCGTACGGAAGAATCCCCGGCTAGATGATGTTTTGGCACCAATTCTTAAATTTTATAAGAATGTAAACGTCGCTACAGTAGCAATATCACAAGGAGGCGACTGGATCGGCGGGGAAAATAGCAGTGCCGCAAAAGCCATAACTCCCAAGAGAAAGGCCATGAATTCGTTTATTTGTTCAGTAGATCGCCAGTTCAGATTTGTTGGCAGGATGAATGAGGATGTTAATACTTACACATCGTTGGGTAGTCGTGGAGTATTGTTTCTAACGATAAATCAAGTCAGCCTTACTCAGATGGGAACGCAATCAAGCGAGGGCGGAATTACTGAACTCTACAAGTCATTCGGCACATATGTGAAGTCGTTCTACACGATCATGTTCCACCCGTCATCCGTGAAGATATCTCAAATAGGCAATGCAAGGGAGTCTATGAGAATCCATCATGCAGTAAAGTGGAAAAATACTGTACCGATGATCATAAGAGAAACCTGCAGGGCCAGCAATCCCGCTTGAGTGTAAAATCAGGATAATATTACATGGCTAAGCGTGGGCGAAAGAGCGCATGGGAAACGAAGATAGAGCCCCATCTCGATCAGATTATGGGATGGGCTCGCAATGGTCATCTGGACAAGCAAATCTGTGAAGCGCTCGGAATCAGCCATCAGGCCTTCTGCAAATATAAAAAACTAAAAGACGAATTACGTGAAGCCTTAAAAGTCAATAAGGAAATCGCTGACTTGAGGGTCGAGGACTCTCTTTATAAGCGTGCCTTGGGCTACCAATACGAGGAAATTCATACAACTGTCCGCGCAGCGAAGGGGAATCAGCCGGAAACCGTTGAAATCAAAAAGATTAAAAAGACGGTTTTACCAGATACGACCGCTCAAATCTTCTGGCTGAAGAATAGGAAGCGGCTTGAGTGGCGCGACGTTTGGAGGAAGGACGAGGACGCCGACGATTCGACTGACGCAAAACCCGTCACCCTGGCATACGACCCGACCAAGCGACTGACCGCAGAACCAGAGGCCCCAGATGAACGCACCGATCATTAGGCGGTCCTCGACCCCGTCATTCAGCGAATTCGACCCGCTGCAAATCCCGATGCAGGCTCGGGTTATCGACGATGTTTTCCATAATTTCGATTATTCGTTGGGCGTGCATGAGGTTCTGCTCTCGGGGTCGGTGGGATCTTCGAAATCAATTTTGATGGCCCACATATTCACCCGCATCCTCTGGCAATATCCAGGCGCTCGAGCGTGCCTGTGTCGTGAGGCCCTGCCCGACCTCAGGGATACCATTTACCGGAAAATCATTGAGCATCTTGAGGGCACGTTCGAGCGGGATCGGGATTATTCGACCCGTGAGACCAACGCCTATATCAAATTCAAAAACAAATCGGAAGGCATCAGCCGGACGTGGGCAGACAAGCGATACACCAAGCCCCGGTCCCTCGAGTTATGCCTCGCCCTGTTCGAAGAACTTATCGAGGCCGACGAGAAGGACTCGCAGTTCTACCATGAGGTCATCGCCAGGCTGAACAGACAGCCGCACGTGCCCATTCAGCTGGCCATCTGTGCCACGAACCCGGACAGCCCGAGCCATTGGGCATACAAGCACTTCATCGAGCCGAATATGGGCGGCAAGAAGCACCCGACGCGCCATGTCTACTATTCGGTGACGAGCGATAATCCCTTCCTACCGAAATCTTATATCTCGAAATTGCTTGATAATTATGACGAGAAAACTGCTCAGAGGATGCTATTTGGCAAATGGATCGAGATAAAAACCGAGGTCATCTATCACGCATACTCAAGTGAAAACCAGAAGTTATCAGATAAATTTAATGTAAATTCTAGCTTTCCGATAATCATATCATGGGATTTCAATATTGGAGAAGGCAAGCCCATGTCATTGGTCATCATGCAATTCGATACTGCGAAGGACATCCTCCACATCTTCGGGCAGGTCATCATCGAAGGGATGCGGACAGATGATAGTTGCGATGAACTCGCCGCGAGGGGATTTCTTGATTTCGGCAATGAGTATGTTATAACAGGCGACGCATCCGGCAAAAACCGCGATACTAGATCAAAGCGCTCGGACTATGATATAATCCGGAAATATATGAGCAACTACCTGACAAAAACTAGAAATCACTTGAAATTTACCATGGCCGTGCCGAAGGCGAACCCGCCAGTGCGGACCCGGCACAACACGTTGAATGGATATTGCAAAAACGCCAAGGGGCGTCATCGCCTGTTCGTCTATGAAGGTTGCCCGATCATCGACGAGGGACTCCGACTCACCGCTCTGAAAAAGGGCGGGCTGTACATCGAGGACGACTCGAAGTCGTATCAGCATTGCACTACCGCGATAGGCTACGGCCTTTTCACTGCCATCAGACGACGCGATACGAAACCGCAGGGGAGTGTCCAGCTATGATGCTCGCAGGCGAACATGGATTACCACTCAGGCAGCAGATACCGTCGATGCTGAAATGGGTGGAATGTCATCAGGCATATCTCGATTTCAATTCTGTGCTGTTCGATGTCTATGAGGGCGAGCTGCTCAAATACATCCAGGCGGACCTGCGGAAGCAGTTGTCCGAGCAATCATATGCTCAGGTCGCCCACCGAATCGCCCCGATCAATGTTCTCGTCAAGGTCGTCGACAAGCTCAGCAAAATATATCAGCAGGACCCGTCGAGATCAGTCGAGCGCCCCAAGGTTGACGGAGCATCTGAGCCAGAGAACGATCAGCGTGACGAGGATTCCGAGCTCCTGGCGTGGTACGCCGAGAAGATGAGCGTCAATCACAAAATGAACGTCGCGAATGAGTTTTTCAACTTGTTCAAGGCATCGCTCGTACAGCCGTATGTCCATCGTGGGGTTCCGTCCCTCAGGATCATACCGAATGATCGATTCATCGTCATGAGCACGGACCCAGTCGAGCCCACGCGGCCGACTCATGTCATCATCCCGTACGGCACGAAAGAAAAATGCACGACCAATCCCCGGAGCAAGGCCGAGACGTATCGTACCGTCAGGGTATACCATGCTCATACCGACATGGAGTTCCTGATTTTCAACTCTGATCAGGAGGTGGAGATCGAGGATATGCGAGCTCTGGGGAATGAGGACGGGGTCAATATCTTCGGCAGGCTGACCTTCACGTATGTCAACAGGTCGAACAATCTGCTCATCCCGAAGGCAGACCGCGACGGGTTCCAGATCACAAAGTTGATTCCAATCCTGTTCAGCGATTTGAATTTCGCGGTGATGTTCCAGGCGTTCTCCATCATATACGGCATCAACATCGACGAGCAGGTCATGACGATGGCCCCCAACTCGTTCTGGCGATTCAAGAGCGACGACAAGGCGGAGGGCAAGGCGGAGATAGGTACAATCAAGCCCGAGGTCGATATCTCGGAGGTAATCGAACTCATCCGCACAATCTTCTCGTTGTGGCTCAACACCAAGGGCATTCAAGCCGGCGCAGTAGGGCAGGCAGATGGCAATAATTTCGCCTCAGGCATCTCAAAGATACTCGACGAAATGGATACCAGCGAAGACAGACAGCGGCAGGTGTCATTTTTCAAGACGGGCGAGCAGGACCTGTGGGACCTGATTCTGAACTACATGCATCCAGTCTGGGTGAAGAGTGGCATGATCGAGAACAAGGCCACGTTCTCAGCCGACGCGTCGGTGAAGACGAACTTTGCTGAACAGGTCCCGACGTTCGGGCGTGGAAAACTAGTCGAGGACTTGGACAAGGAAGTCGGTGCAGGATTCATGCCTCGCAGTGAGGCCATCCATCGACTCAACCCGCACAAGACCGAGAAGGAACTCGTCACGTATATGGCACGCATCGACAATGAGCGAATCGAGATCGTCGACATGGACAAGCCGGCAGACGAGGAAGACGATGACGATGATCAATCATAAATTCATCTGACAGGAGAAACGATATGAGTACTGAATATGCGGCCGTTCAAAAACATTGCGGAGGGATTTCTCGGATACTGGAGAACATCGAAAGCCGAGGATATGCCAAGGTCGACATGGATAAGGTGAATCAGTGCAAGTCATTCCTCATGGATATCGCCGCAGATGCTATCGACCAAGATAGAGCTGGAAAGGCCAAGCGCGACGAGGAAAAGAAGGCTGTGCGCGCCAAGGCCGCCGCTGTCGCGAAGGAAAAAGCAGGCAAGGCTGATTCCGCCGCGAAGGCTGCTGAAAAAGCAAAGAAGTAATGCATGGGCGCGAAATGGCAGCGAGTGCTCATCAAGATACCGAAGGATATCAAACCGCGCGATAGGGTGAAGATCGCTGATGCAGTACTTGAGCACATACGAGACCGAACGGAACGAGGAGTTGGCGTCATCAAGCGCCAAGGCTCTCTTGACGGCATTGTGCTCCGGACGAAGCAATTCGCAAAGTACTCTAAAGCATACAAAGAATCTCTCGATTTCGAGATCGCTGGAAAAACTGATACCGTCGACCTTACGCTCTCCGGTGACATGCTCATCGAGATGGATTTACTCAGCCACAAGGCAGGCGAGATTCGGATCGGATACGATAAGGACAGTGAAGAGAACGAGAGGGCAGACGGGAACATCCGGGGCACGTCAGGGCCGGCAGGTTCGAAGCCCCGAGCAAAGCGGGATTTTCTCGGCATAGAGGCGCGGGTCCTATCGAGGATAATTGCTCAGCATCGGAAAGATAAGGATAAGAAGTGACAGCCAAAAAAGACCTCAGGACATTCATCGACGAACTGAACGGCGTGTTCAAGAAGTCCACGAATGCTTCCTCTATGGTCAAACTGGCACAGCAGGCCATCCTCATCATCGTGCGGCGTACCCGATTGGGTTTCGGAATACCCAAGGCTGGCGGCCGGAGAAAATCGCTCAGTTCGATGCACAAATGGTCGCCCGGATATCTGAAGTGGAGGAAGGACCATCCTGGAGACCTCCATCGGTTGACTCGGCCATCGAAGAACAACCTCACCCTGACCAGTCAGATGCTCGACTCGGTCAAGGTGGATAAGAGATCGACGAAGCGTGTCACGATAGCACCTCAGGGACGCAGGAAAGGCCAGAAGATAGGCAATCAGAAACTGGCCGACGTCCTCCTAAACAGGTTCGGGTATCGATGGCTCGATATGACGATACCTGAAGAGAAGCAACTAACGAGGTATTACCGGAAGAACTTCGGTGATTTAGTTAAACGCAAGTTGAGGTAACAAAGGGAGGTCTTTCATTATGATTAGATTGTTTTGGATCTTGAACGTCACCAACTGGATCGGGCTGTGCCTGCATGCAGAAGGTGACAATGCCTCCGGTGGGGGTGCTCCAGATGGTTCCAGTGGGGCCGATGGTGGAAAGACCGACAAGCCAGACCCGAATCCGGCTACCGTAGATGCTCCACCGCCTGATGCGACACCCCCGCCAGACCCAAAGGGCACGGTCGCATATGAAACCCATCGAACCCTTCTCAGTGAGAAGAAAAAGCGCGATGAGGAGAACCGTGTTCTCCGTGAACAAATCGCTGCCAGGGACAAAGCGGACAAGGAGCGTGAGGACGCAAAGCTTCTGGAGAATGAGGACTACAAGAAGATGGTCGAGAACCGCGACCAGACGATTGTCGAGAAGGATATTCTGCTGAAAGAGAAGGACGAAACGCTCACCGGGTTGAAATCCAGGGAGACCAACGCCCAGAAAATCAGCGCATTTCTCGATACACTCGCTGGAGACGTTCGATCATGCTACTGGGACAAGATTGATATTGCCAAGATTCCCATCGACCCGGATACGGGCGAAGTGGATGCCATGGCAGTCACTCAGCAGGTCGAGATATTCAAAAAGGAATATCCTGAACTGATCACAGGTCTCGCAGGTCCGAAACTCCCGAATGGTGCGCCTCCTGCAAGAAACGCCGGTGCTGGAACCTTGACTTATGAAGCATGGCTAAAACTGCCGGCAGCAGAGATGAAAGCACGTAAGAATGAGGTAATAAAGCCTCAGTAGTATGTGATCGAAGCGCCGGTGCATCAGTAGGAGAGTAACCACAATGGCTGACACCACACTGGCATCCGTGAACGACCAGATTCAAACATACTGGTCACCGGTCTTCACAAAGCAACTCCGAGAAGCCTTGCTCCTCGGCTCGTTCGTCAACAAGGAATATGAAGGGGAGATCAAAAAGGGCGGTGACACGGTCACAGTGACCCAGATCAACGCACCGCAAGGTGAACTCCTCGATGTCGGCACAAATGCCGATTCTTTCAACCCCGAGGAACTGTCAACTTCGAAGATCGACATCAAGGCGGACAAGCGTGCCGTCGCTTCGTACAAGTTCCATGACCTCGTGTCCATTCAATCCCTCATCGACTTCAACGATCCCGAAGTCGAAAACTCGCTCAAGTTTGCCATGGCAAGACAGATCAACGACTACCTGTATTCGTTGGTCAACCCGAGTGCAGCGACACCGAATCATATCATCGCCGTTGCCGATATGAACTCTGCGGCAATCGCCGCAATGAGGGTTCTCGCTGGTCAGGCACAGTGGAACCACGAGAAACCCTGGGTCTCCCTGCTCGACCCTGTCTATTACGGCGATGTCATGGACGACACCACAATGAATTCGACCGACCACGGCGCAACGGACGCCCCGGTCATCTCCGGCCAGATCGCCCAGCCTCGTTATGGTTTCAACATCTATGAGGACAACAGCCGCGCTGCCGACAACGGCATTTTCTTTCACCCCGACTTTCTCCATCTCGTGATGCAGACTCAGGTCACCACGAAGGTCTCCGACCTCCACGGGAACTTGCAGTTCGGAAACGTCATGAGCGTTGACATCGTCTTCGGCGCCAAGCAGGGCATCGATGGCGACAAGAAGGTCATCAAAGCGACCGCCTGATAGGACCATCGTTCTGGGGCGGCACTTGAGAGGTATTTGTAATGTTGGATTTTGAAAATCGGAATCAGAAAACGAATTTGCAGTGTGCCACAACGAAGGACCCAAAGGAACTCTGCAAGCTCGTGAATTCGATCAAGTGCAAGCTCCAGATCATCGGCTTCACAGCAAGCAACGGGAGGCACACGATGTTTTTCGTTGCTGAGAATCCCGTGAAGTTCAAGCGCGGCGGCATCCTCATCGATGATGTCGACCTCGTGGAAGATGTGAAGCCGGAAGCATCAGCGGAAACTGACACGAAGACGACGACAGCGCCGGTCGCTGAAGTGACTGACAAAGTCGACACCGAACCGAAAACAGCGGCATTGCCCGATCTGCCCCCGAGCCCCACGGCAACGGCGGAATCTACAGCATCGGACGCGCCGACAGGAACGCAGGCAACCACTGACGACAAGCCCAAGGATGACAAACCGAAGGCAGGTCCAGGCAGGGGCAACAAGCGTTCGTGAAAGGGTGAATAGACCATGGCAGACAAGAATGTTGCGGACCACAAATATGTTAGTCCCATGTTTCACAATGCGATCACTCTCATCCGGGCAATCTATGACTTCGCCCTGGATACCGGTGAATCTGATGACGACTACATGCTCATCACGGCCGGCTCTGATGACGTGGTAATCCACGGTTACTGGGTACGCGGCATTACCCTGTTCGATTCCGCTGGCGATGGAACGACCGTCGATGTCGGTGTCGATGGTGGTGACGAGGATATCCTGATGGACGGAATTGTCGAAGCGAGCTTTGCGGCCGATGCACTCCTTCAGGCCACCATCGTTGAAGGCGCACCGAACGTGATGCCGATGCCTCTAATACTGCCGGCAAACACGGCGATTCGGATGAAATTCGCGGTTGAGGATTTGACATCGGGTAAGGCCGAATTCAACTTCCTCGTGTCGAAGTACAAGTAAGATCGGCCTGAACAGGTTGTAACCCTGACTATCGAGAGCCCTGGCGCATATGCCGGGGCTCTTTCGAGAGGCTGGTCTGAATGTCAGATGCCGATGGAACACTTCCGCGCAGGACGTTAAACGCTCTACAGAATCGAAGTCTGATAGAGTGCCCGAATGCGTCTGGGAAATATGCACGGCGTGTTTCACCCTGCCCTGGCTCAGTCTGGCCATCCCCTCCATCAGGACTTACAACGGGCGGCTTAATATCCGAGGTTCCCCTTACCACGGGCGCTTGGGCTGCTTTGCCGACAGTTCCACTTACTGGTAGGAATGCAATTTGCATTCAGAACCTAAGCGGTGAAGCGATCTTGATCAATTACGTCGACACAGTTGGCGTGACGATAGGAATTATGATACCCAACGGTGGGCAGAGATATTATGATATTGGTGACAGCATCATTTTATACGGGCGCGCAGTCGCAGGCACTCCCAGTATAATAATCGAGGAAATAGCCTAGATGCCGGGAATTGGATCGACCAGCGATACCGTTAGTGCGATAATCGAGAGGGCAGAAACCCCGACGATTACGAATAAAGCACTCCCCACTGCGGGGGCCGAGGTCACTCATGCTCTCCAGGCTGGCGTTAAGAAAATCGAATTTCAAGCACGGGGAGACAGTACGATTAAGTTCAGTTTTGTATCGGGACAGTCAGGAACGAATTATTTCACGCTCCACAAGGGAAGTGGATACGCAATCGACGGACTGAAATTGTCAGGGACGACGCTATATGTTCAGGCCAACAAGAACAACGAAATCCTTGAAATTCTCGAATGGGTATAAGGAGGTATTATGCCAATTAGCAAAATCAGAATTGACTTCGACCCAACTTCGGTCGATGATCTCGACCGCATCGGAGCGCACCTTCTGGGTCTCCGTGGCGGAAACTCTCAACCAATCGATTCCCGCGACAATTCGGGAGTCGAAGAACTCTACGTTCATGACGTGGATGCCAACTCCGAACTCGATGACATCACGGCACTGCTCACGACCATCGATGCCGATACTGCCGCCATTCTGCTCGAGGTCGAGGCACTGTCCCATGCCGAAGATTCGGCGGCGGGCTCTGGCGATATGGGCCTCATGGCTCTGGCCGTGAGGAACGACTCCGAGGGGAGCCTCGTCGATACCGATGGCGACTATGGGGCGCTCCAATTGGATGCGGTCGGACGTCTTCGCGTTATCGCTGACATCGATCTTTCGAGCAACGTGGCAGATGATGATGAGTCCACTGAGAATCCGATTCTCACCGGTGGTGTGGCGCACGATGCTGCATCCGCACTCGGGGCACTCTCCGACGATGGCGACAAAATGCACATCCTCGGCGACCTCTACCGCCGGCAATTCGTCAACGATGCATTCAACATCGCACTGAAGAACACGGCTGCAGTAGTCGGCACAGATGCCGCTGAAGTTGCCGCAGCACCATTGGCCGGAAGGCTCGCGGTCGAAATCGCCAATTTCGGTGACAAGACTGTCTACGTCGGGTTCGACAACACCGTCACCGTGGCAAACGGATATCCGATTCCGAAGAACGCTTCGATGTATCTTCGCGCAGGCGAGCCGGTCGACATCTGGATGATCTCCGGAACGGCGGCCCAGGACGTGAGGCTGCTCGAGGCAGCGTAAAACACAAGACCATGTAGGATTTCAAAGCAATGCAAGTCAAGCCGTACGATACAGACGCGATAGACCAGATGGTTAAGATCGTTAAGAGAGCCCGATTCCTGGAGATGGATGGCGAGGAATGCCTTGGACTCGCTCAGGCACTCGCCCGTCTCCTCGATCTGAAGGGCAGGATACAGCAGGAGCTTTCCAAGCCACCTCCGTCACCGGTCAAGACTCGCAAGAGAGCGCCGAGTAAGCCGAAGCCGGGGAAAAGCATCATCAAGCCAGTTCCGAAGAAACCGACAGGAGACGCACCAAAGTGAAAGGAACTATATTCAAACTGATTTCCATATTATCCCTCGTGTTCGTAATCGCATGGGATAATAGGTCAGTCATCATCGATGGCGGATCGGATGAAACGTCAATCGGCAATACGCTCGACAGGCTCCATGTCCAATGCAAAATCAGAGGGCGGGACGGGTTCCATGATGTTGATGTCATCAATGACGGGGGCGTGCGGAAATTAGCAGTCCTCGCAACCACAATTGTTGAGCAGATTTTCGGACAGCCGGCAAGCGCTGCCGGATTTTTCTATATCGGCGCAACGGCCGAGGATGCCGATGGGGTTGGCTCGGTAAATTCGAATGTCCGTGTAGAGATTCCTGCCGCAGTATCACCGCTCGATGACGACTACCCAGCCGTTGACGTGTATACCAGCGTGACTGCCGCGATTGTGAATAACACGAATCCAGAACGGGCGCTGGCAACACAGATATGCATCAATCTGAATTCAGATCCGGATTTCAGGCTGGCATGGCGCTGCGATGTTTTGAAGAATCATTCTGGCGTTTTCATTGAGGCAAGGATATTCAACGAATTCGGCGAGCGCACGACATGGACGGTGACTGCCGGCGGAGATACCGTCATCAATCAGGCGACTGACAATATCACCAGGGCCGGCTCAAGCACGCAGCTAGTTCGATCGCCAGATGATAAACGCATCGGAGTGCTCAATATCGAGGGAAGCGTCAGCGTTACCCCTGGTTCCCTGAGCGATCAGTACGAAGCACATCTGATGACGAATGCCAATAGCGATGACATGCACATCGACGGCAGCTCGGCGCAACAGTCATTTTGGATTCATTGCGACGATGATTTTGATCAATTCGTTACGGAGATCAGAATCTATTGTACCGATAATGGGATTAAGACAACACTATTCTGCGCAGCCCCTGCGGCCACGAATGGACTGCTGGTCAATATCAAATCTGACGGGGAGGCTACACAATTCACTGATCATCCTATCATGGATTCTGGAGACTTCCTTTTTCATGTCTCTGTTCCTGTCTCGAACTTTCGCATGGACTTCAATCCTGCCACTGACATTTTGATCGGTGCGAGATCATATCCAAATCCATTCCCAATCAGGAAATGCGGCTCAAGCATAAACGGTGACGATTTCATACAGGCAATTGTGCGAGACAACTTCTCATCCATCCAGAAACTGCATATGATTGTGCGCGGATTCAAGAGGGAACCATAATGGAATCGATTCGGCTCTATATAGAAGTGCCTGCGAATGACATAAAAGATGACGATTACACCCCTGGTGATGGTGTCGACGTGAATATCACCAAGTTCGTGGCGTCTGGAATCTTCTGCTCGAGCATGGTCAAGATAGAATTCTTCTGGGATACTGAATTGATTTTCGTGGCACACGGCTCAGTCGTTGAGGAATACATCAGGGGCGGAAACTATCGTGCACTCAGGACAGTCACCGGGGATGGGTCGAAAAAACTGAAAGTCCTTTTGTCAAATGACACCGACTCGCCAGAGACTATCGGCGGATCGATGTATTGGGAGTGATATGTCTAATGTCTCGATTGTAAAACATGAGGATATCCAAAGCGGAAGCCCGAAGGAGTATGAGCTGCAGCCAACTCCTGACGGGAAAAGCGCACTACTAGAGCGCATCGGCATCACGCCTCTTCATGGCGAGCTAATCAGCTTGGTGATATCATATGACGGAGATGTCATTAGATCGATTTGTACAGACATGACTCAGGAATTGGCGATCAACATCGCTTATCTCGGCGATGGCTCGAAGCGATTCAAAGTCGAAATAGCAACTACGGCAAATCAAGCCTATACAGCATGGCTCGACGCGAAAGTGATTTGATGGCAGAGATGAATCATACCCCAATTGCATGCAAAGACTACGATGTCATGGCATGGCTATGGGAGGTCAAAGGCATCGAGCATATCGAGGACTCGGGGCGCAAGATACGCAAGGGTTTGATGGAGTATCAGTACGACATTGACGGCGATGAGTGGGTCAGGCTGAGGGCAGAGTACACCAAGACGAAATATCCTCAGTTCCTTCACCGCATGAAGCTATTGAAAGACCCGTCATTCTAAGGAGTGGGCGATGATTCATAATCAACGAGTGTTCTTCTCCGACGATGGCACGCTGATCGATATCAGCAAGCAGGTGAATACCTTTCGCGCCGATACGGTCACGATTCCATACGTGGCCGGCGAGGACTACATATTCATCGGGTCCGATATGCCCTTCAATCACAAATATATCGACATCGACACGCCGAATGATCAAGCGGCGGTCCCATCTGTTGACATCTGGTTTTCGAATGATTGGGAGTCCGCAGTCGACCTCATCGACAGGACCGATGATGCGGGCGTGGCCCTGGCGCAGTCTGGAATCCTCCAATGGACGACAGAGGACGAGAAGGGATGGGACAGAGAGGAAGACTCGGAGGATGTGACGGGGCTTTCTGGCACCGTTATTCACGGCATGTACTGGATTCGGATTTCATTCAGTGCATCACTCGCTGCGGGATTGAAAATCAACTACATCGGGCACAAGTTCTCCGATGATGGCGAACTATACTCTCATTATCGGGACCTGGACAACGCGACTCTGAAGGCGGCAATCGAGGCGGGGAAAACAGATTGGCTCGAGGAGCATCTCACGGCTGCTGAGATCATCGTGAGGGACATGAAGCGCCGGCAATTGATCAAGTCAGCATCTCAGATTCTCGATTACGAGCTACTGGTCGAGCCCTCGGTTCATAAAGTGGCAGAGATCGTATACCGTTCGATGGGCCGGGGATATATCGAGGCTCGCAAACTGGCAGCAACCGATTATTCGAACGCAATGAACATCAAGAACTTCAACGTCGATAAGAACAAGGACGCGAGCCTGAGCGATGCTGAGCGCAGGATATCAACGTCCTTCATGACGAGGTAAGTACGTGGCTGAGAAGATCAACCTGGTATATGACGAACTGATTTCAGTCATCGGGACTGCCCTCGGATCGGACTATGTCGAACTTCCAGATCCCGACGAGATCACGAACAACCCGGAAATATACCTGGTGAATGGGTTCGGTATCGGCTTTGGGCCCGGAGAGGATACGCTCAAGAATATGTGCCAAAAGGCATTGATGGACAGGGTATATCCCGTGCTCCTGGTGAATAAGGTCCTCGCCACTGATACGAATACTGACGGCCGGAAGGTCCAGAAAAAGAAACTGACAGCCGATTTGTGGAAGATTCAGAACGCCCTCGTCGATGACTTTTCCTTGAATGGAAAGGCGGCCCTTGCCCAGTATCTGAGCGACAGCGGCGTTGAATACGAGGATACAGAGGACAGGGGCGACTATTACTTTATGGCTATCGCAATTGGAGTTAATTTCATCGAAAATTTTGGATGATAAAGGAGTTATATCATGGCTGAGCAAACACGGAATTCGGTGCTCGCGATTATGGAGGAAGTGGACGAAGGGACGCCGGTAAAGCCGACAGTGCCGACTGATTTCGTTGCTCTCCAGGATGGCGCGGACATGGCAGCAAACATCGAACCCCTCGAAAACGCCGAACTGAAGGCGAGCCTTGGCAAGTCCAAGGCTATTCTAGGGCTCGAGTCGCCGACGTTCACGATGTCTCATTACCTGAGGCATTCCGGAGTAGAGGGACAGGCCCCGGACTACAATCTGTTCCTGAAGGCTGCATTCGGAAATGAAGTGATCGAGGCAGCGGAATTCAATACCATCGTCGGATCAACCGTTTCGGCCGTCAACGTCGATGCCGGTGAAGGTCCTGAATACGAACGAGGCCAAGCCCTGCTCGTCAAGGACCCTGTGAACGGGTATTCCATCAGGCCGATCAAGTCGGTTGCCGGAGATGTCCTGACGCCGGGCTTCAATCTGCCAGTCGCGCCAGGCATCGGAGTTGACCTCGGGAAGAGCGTGACATACACACCAGCAAACGCCGATCACATCACGCTTTCCATCTGGCATTACCTGTCTAACGCAGGTGCCATCGAATTGATGGCCGGCTCTCGTGTGACGGAACTCGGAATCGAGTTTGCGGCCGGCCAATTGATCAACATGTCCATGTCCTGCGAGGGAATTCAGTATTATTGGAATCCCATCGTGATCGATGCAACGAATAAGTTCATGGACTTCGACGATGGCGGTGGCGAGGAGAACGTATTCGTCGCCGAGAAGACATACAAAGACCCCACCGATCTTGCCGCAGCACTACAGACGGCCATGGACGGTGCGACGGCCGACAACATCACCGTTGTGTATGACAGCGACACCGGGAAGTTCGTGACCACATCGGATGGCGGAACGTTCGAACTCCTCTGGAAAACGGGCGTCAAGGGCTCGGACAATACCGATACGCACATCGGAACCCTGCTTGGCTTCGACGATGCTGCCGATGATACCGGGGCGCTCACATACACGAGCGACACGGCCCAAGACTGGTCAGCACCGGCCACACCGTCGACCGATGACTCTGACCCGCTCGCAGCGAAGAACAACTCAGCCCTCATCGGAGATGCCGACGACAATACGTGCTTCGAAGCATCCACGGTATCGGTTGCCATGGGCACGCCCAAGACCGACATCAATAGCGTTTGCGCAGAGACAGGGAAATCCGGTTCTGTCATCACAGAGCGCACGAACACGGTGACCATCACTGCCCTGCTCGAGCGGCATGAATCCGAGAGATTCAGGAAGTTCCGCCAGAACGAAGAAACCAGTTTCATGTATGCATTCGGCCCGAAGGTCGGGGGGAACTGGGTCGCAGGGAAATCAGGATGTCTGTACCTGCCGACATGTACCATCACGAGCTACGATGCAGTCGATCAAGATGGACTGCTCGCGGTCACGATCATCCTGACCGCATTTGTCAATGCCGATAACGAGGGCGAGGTCTACCTCTCCTTCGTTTGATCAAGATTGATTCCGGGGTCATCCGTGGCCCCACCGTTCAAGTTCACGTTCAAGTTCTAGTTCCATTATTTTCATCGGAGAAATGACATGCTACACAAAGTCAAGATCACAGGACCTCTCTCTGGAACGGTCGAGGTGGATGTTCCGAACTACATGGCACGGATTCAGGCAATCGAGGAATTGGATATCACTGTCAAGGATGCGGAGGCCGCTGGTGCCACCAAATTCGAGAAAGCGAAGAAGGTCTTTGACTATATGAAGAGGTGCATAAAGTCAGTCGATCTGAAGACCCCGGAAGGTGCGAGGGTCGATAACTTCGATGACATCGGCTGCTTCATCGAGGGAAAGCAAGTGATCGAGCAGTTGCAGACCGTGTGCCTCCAGGGGATACAGTTGGGGGAAGCCTCAAAGCGGCAATCAGGAAAGAGGTCTTCGGGGCGTACCACGCGAAAGTCGTAGATGGTCCCCACGTTGCCGCTTATATGCAAAGGAAACGGGTCATCGAACTCGGCCAGCGATACGAGATGACCGATATAGAGTGGAAAATCCATATCTATATTGACAACGAGATCGAACGGCTGAGGAAGATGGACCCGAAGAATAAGAAGAAGGGAAAGTAACGTGGCAACCGTTGAACTCGAAATTCTGGCAGAAGTACGAAAAGCCAGCAAAGACGTTCGAGCATTCGGCGATAGTGCTACGAAATCACTGACCGGAGTCGAGAAGGCCTTCGGGGCAATCGTGACGGGCGGTGGGGCACTCATTGCGCTTGAACTCGGATCGAGGATTATCGAGGGAGTCAGTCAGGCAGTCGACCAGCTTGGCGACTTCTCGACAGCCCTTTCCGAGATCAACTCAATCGCCAGCGATTCTGTCAAGCAGAACGAGGACCTTGCAGATACGCTGGTCGATGTTGCCGCGGAATTCGGCACAGAGGCCACGACACAGGCCAAGACCTTTTACCAAATAATCAGTGCCGGAGTTTCTGACGCCGCGAAGGCCCAAGACCTTTTAATCGTCAGCAATAAATTGGCCGTTGCAGGGGTCGCAGATGTAGGCGCATCGGTCGATATCCTCACGTCGGCATTGAACGTCTACACCAAGTCGAATCTGAGCGCCACGGAGGCGTCTGATGCGCTATTCAAGGCCGTGGAACTGGGAAAGACTTCGATTCCGGAACTCAGTTCCAGTTTGGGCGGCGTCCTTCCAGTAGCCCAGGCATTGAACATCTCGTTCGATACGGTAGCGGCCACGATTGCGACCCTGACAGCCAAGGGGATTCCATCCACAGCAGAGGCCGTCACTGGTCTGAAGTCCATTTTCACTGGACTGCTCGAGGCGCAAGGGAAAGTTGCCAAGGAAAGCGAGGAAGTTCAAAAGGCGTTCTCGCTGCAAGCCCTGGAAACCAAATCACTCGACAAGTTCCTGAAGGACATGTTGAAATCGGTCGATGGGTCCAAGGTCAAGCTGAAGCAACTCATCGGATCGAGCGAAGCCCTGACCTCGATTCTCGCCCTTGCCGGCGATGGATTCGATACGCTTGGCGACAATATCGATTCGATGTCCACGAAGGCCGGGGCATCTGAGGAAGCGTTCAAGGAGATATCCGACTCGATTGGCTTTCAACTCAATAAGCTGAAAAACAACTTCTCGAATCTCATCCTGAAGATATCGCTGTCGGGCTCTGAATCGGTCCTTGCCATCATCAAGTCGATGAATAAGAGCTTCGCCGGCCTCCAGAAGATAGCGAAGGAAACAGGCAAGGTGATGGATGACATTGCCTCTGGATTCAAGACAGGATTCGGTCTCGCTGCCGAGGAACAGAAGAAATTCACGAATGGCCTTGAGACAGGAGCGAAGGCCCTTGATGACGCCAGGGCATCGTTTTTCAATCTGCGTGAATCCCTTGCAGGTCTGTCGGCAAAGCGGAAAGAGATCATAGCTCAAAATAAGGGGTTCCTGAATTCCTTTTTCGGCATTGAGAAATCCACGCGGATTATTGACGAACAGATCGCGAAGCTGACCGAACAGAAGAAGTCGCAACGCGAATTGATCAAGGGTCTTGAGGATCAGGTCGGCGCATTTGGAGAAATCAAAAAGGCCGCAGATGCCAGTGCAAAAGCCGAAGAGGACCGATTTGACGCTGTTCGGGCAGCTGCATTGAAGTTGAGTACAGAGCAAAAGAAGCTGGCTGCTGGACACACTAAACTAGTAACGGATCAGGCTACTGCAGACGCCGATGCCGCAAAGAAACAGCTCGCCCTGAGCCTGAAAGCCGACCAGGAATTCCAGAAAAAAATTAGCGGTGCAATCGCTGGATCGATATCTGGAGGCGTCGAGGGAGCTGCGGGTGCGGCAGTCAGCATCATCGGCGATATCATCGCACCGGGATTCGGTGAGGCATTCGGTGCAGCATTCAACCTATTGGCATCAGATACCGAAGAATTCGAAAAGAAAATAGAACAACTATTCTCCCCTGAGTTGTTCCTCAATATCGCCCAAAATATTGGAACCCTGTTCGATAAAATGCCTGAACTGGCGAAGGAACTCATCAAGGGGATTATCGCCGCATTGCCTGAACTGGCCAAGTCATTAGCGAAGCCAGAATTCTTCACTGAATTGACATTTGCGATCATCCAAGGTCTGGCCGAAGGGCTGGTCGAGCTTGCTCAATCTATCGGCGTTGTCGAATTCTTCAACGGCGCAGTCGAGGCATTGGGTGAGGCGTTCGATGTCCTGGGGCAGGGAATGAAAGATGCCTTCGCCGCCGCCGGCCGTGCCCTACTAGCGGCAGGAACAGCACTTGTCGATGGGGTCAAGGCTGGATTCCAGGCAATAATCGATGGATTCCTTGCCATCCCTGAACTGATCGGAGCAGCCATCACCGGTGTGATCGACGGAATCAAGTCATTGAGAGATTCTATCATGGCCATTCCAGGTGCGATGGTCGACGGCGCGGTTGCAGCTGGCGAGGCCATCACCGATGCTATCGTAGCTGTCGGGGAATTCTTCACTACAGTAATCCCCGATGCACTCGCAGCGGCGGGAGATGCTGTCGGTGAGGCATTCTCCGCTGCTGCTGGTTTCATCACAGATGCTGCTGCGGATATGCTCAATGCGTTCATTAGTCTGCCTGGAATACTCGCCGATGAAGTTGCGGACTTCGGCGTGCTGATATTTGATTCGGTCGTCCAGGCCTTAGAGGATGCTTTTACATCAGTCGGCGACAGCCTTGGTGATTTCTTCGACTGGCTCACGCCCATCACTGACGCAATGAAGGAAGCCGGCGGAGAGCTTGCCAGCCTTCTAACGGGCGGACTGGTCGGCGGTGGCGACGAGGGTGGGGGATTCCTGTCTAAGCTGAACCCGTTCGCAGAGGGCGGTGTTGTCCCTGCCGGATTCCCGAACGATACGTTCCCGGCTGGTTTGACATCTGGTGAAACCGTGTTGACTCCTGATCAACTGAAAAAGATATTGTCCGGACGGAGCGAGTCGGCGGGCGAGCAGAACTTGACCATACTGCTCCAAATCGGCGAACAGGAGCTTTCGCGAGTGATACTGAACCTGAACAGACAAGGATTTAGAACGGCATGAGTTGCACAAGATTCATGACATCAAATCTAGCTGATACCAGTACCATCGCTGACGGTTCGGCATCGTCTGAACAGACGCCATTTCCAGCGACGAATGCGTATGATTCGCCACGCCGGTCGAAGGTCTGGCGATCCAGTGGGTATTTCGAAATTACATCATCCAACAAAACGCTTGTATTCGAGGAAACTGATGGGGTCGACCTCACCGCCACTCTGAGCGAGGGCGGGTATGCGACATTTGCCCTGCTTGCTGTTGAAATCAAGACGCAAATGGAAGCCGCTGGCTCATCAGTGTACACGATAGGCACGGAATCAGGAACCGGCAAGATCGAGATCGTATCTGATGGCGGCGGCGGTGGGGGAATCCTCGATATTGAGTGGACAGGATCGACGGGGCTCGCCTCGACGCTCGGGTTCCTGACGACCGAAGATGATACCGGGGCGCTATCCTATGTGGCCGACGTGCTTCGAATCTCGACCGGCGAATGGATCAAGTGGGACATGGGCCTATCGTCAAATCCGCTGGCGTTCGTCATGATCGGTCCTCGCAATTCGGCTATAAAGATCACACCGAGCTCGACGATCAAATTGCAGGGCAACGAAACTGACGTATGGACCGGTCCATCATATGAGCAGTCGATAGCGTATGACGATGCGGCTATGATCGTTCTATCATCCGCAGGGTTACACACAGGGGCGCTGCGGTTTTGGCGAATACTGATAGAGGACATCGCAAATTCAAACGGATATGTAGAGATCGGCCAGATATTCATCGGCGACTATTTCCAAGCGACACGCGGGGCCGTTCAATTCCCATTTACAGACCGCCAGATTGATAGGAGCGCTACGGTTTTCTCACAAGGCGGACAGTCATTTTCTGATATAAGGCAGAAGTCGGGGAGATTCCCTGTCGAATGGTTCGGTCTGACAACCGCAGAAAAAGAATCGATACAAGAGCATTGGCGCTTATTCGGGAAATCCATACCGTTTTTCGTTATCATGGACCCTGACGAAGTGTTTTCCAGCGCTGATTCATATTATACAAAATACGTAAAATATGAGGGCGAGCCAGAATTCAGGCTTGTCCGACCTGGCATCTGGGAAGCTGGAATGACGCTATTGGAGCAGCTATGACATGGCGAATCTGGGCGCAGGAGTGGCAATCCGGGGAACTGTCGGACACGAGCAAGTTCTTTACGTTCAAGATGCCTAGCGCTAAAATACTGCTCGGCATCAGGACGTGGATCGTGGTGTATAATGACCCGACATTCACCGATCTGAATGCGAAGTTATATTCCGACGAAATCATTGGTGGGCTGCATACCCCGAAAGCCCTGATCGCATCGTCAACCAAAAGTATCACGAAGGCCGAAGTCCTCACGCTCGACAACGGGGTCCGCGAAATTCCGTTCACGTTCGATTATATCCCGTTGAACGCCGACACGTTTTATAATCTCGTGATAAATGGCGCAGGGTATTCGTATTCGGCGGGATCACATCTGGCGTGGCGCGTATCGTATCCAAATCCGGTCTATACCGATGGGATCACCGTTGTTCCTGAGAGTCTGAGCAAAATGCCGTTCTTCGTTTCGTCCATTATCGCCGGGGATTTCTGATGGCATATGCTGATCTGTTATCAGACGAAGGTATCGAAAGTCAATACCTATGCGTATTGAAGCCCCGCCGGCGTGTTGAATCGTGGGCACTCGTATCGGGAACAATCTATCGGGCCGCGTTCGATTTCGGGTACATGTTCAAGATCGTAGTCGACGGAATCGAGAAGGACGAGGCGACCGACTCCACGCTGGCGGATGGCGGTTGGTATCTTGATTTCGAAAATGGATTGCTTTATCTGGATATCGGGGGAGACCCCGCCAGCAATTACGTTGTTGGAACATATGAAATCCACATATCGACAGATAATGCATATTGGTATCGCGATCCATCCGATACAAGACTGACCCGAACACGCTTGATCACTGATCATGTTCCGGCACCGCCTCTCGGTAATCGATATAAAGTCAGGTTTGATCTTGATTCGGCCGATGGCGTGACAATAGACGGCAGGGAATTACCCCCGGCAACGAGTCCGACGCTCTTCGATGGCGAATGGTACTTGGATTCTGAAAATGACATATTATATTTCGAGTTTGACCCATCAATGTATGGTGATGATCCGAACACATCAATCGTCATCGTTTCTTATACGTTGACGCCAAGGCAATCGGATTCGAACTGGTATCGGGCCGACGAGGATGGCGGATCGATCAAGGTTCATTACAATCCGATCATCTCGAAAGTGCCTTCGATCAAGATTCAGAATAATGATCTCCTACAGGGGTTTCTTCCGACATCTGCATCGAACCTTGTTCTGAACGAGGCCGCCCACATAATGCAGCGGCACGTATACGATTCATCGTTCTATCTGGCTGAAGTAGAGATATATCATTGGCTGGATGAGTTGAAGTCGGAGAATCTAAGCCTTGTTTTTCGCGGTCTTTGCGGAAATCCGTCATTCGCTGATACGTCGGTTTCTATCCGCATGTTCGACAGGAATAGAGAGCTTGAGACAGAGATCAGAAATATCGTGAGTCAGTTGGATGGCATCACGCCAGGGGTATCGTTCTGGCCATTGTCGTCTACCGTTGAGCCTGAATTGAGGAACAGACCAATCCGTCGCGTGTACGGTATTGTGGACACGTTCAGGCTGGTCAACCTTGACTACAATGTCGACAGTCCGACAACCTCGAACAATCGATTATGGGGATGCTGGCAGGCATCAGACACATCATCTGCCAACGGAACTGCCGTTCCATCCGCACCAGCAAGCACGGCCACAAGGACATATCTGAATGGCAAAATAGCACGAGTGGGCGATTATATAACGAATTTAAATACAGACGATTTTTTCGAGGTCATCGCAATTGGCGTGGCATCAGGGAAAGATTACGTTGAGCATAGCGCTGTCACCCCCGCATCCCCATTCGAAAATATACTAAGAAGTCTCGCGAATCGTGTCACCCTTGTTCAGGATGGTGCGGCGTATATCCTCAAGCCCACTCGTGATTACACATTCACAAGGAACACGCCAGACAATACGATGGAACTGACGTTGACAAGTTCGGCAGAATCGAATGTCGGGGCGTCAACTTTCAATCCATCCTCTGATTTAATCTATTGCAGAGCCTACGGGCCGCGATCTTCGTCATTTGATATATTTCCACAATTGAAAGGCGCAAAATTCGGCTCTGATTCAGACGACTCACTCGTCCAATCAAACGGTATCGTGATTCTATACTCTCTATTGAGGATGTTCGCCGGGATCCCTGAGTCTGAAATCGACGTTGATACGTTTGAATCGCTTGAGGCAACGCTTACAACAGAGGTCGGATTCGCCATCCCAGAAGATCATGGCGCCAATTTCCCGAGGGTCAGGCAGTCAGTGAACGATGTTTGCCGATCACTATTGCTGCAAATATTCCTGGATTCTGATGGGAAGTGGTCGTTGGCTGAAATCGGGCCGGCCGGGTCGGCAGACAAGACAGTCGACGACGAGGAAATATTGTCGATTTCACAGTCGTTCGATTACGATGACATCCTGTCAGACATATTCATAAAGGCCGGGAAAGGCGATGTCAATCGAGACACGAACGAGTTATCGGGTGATTGGTACGTGATCAGCAAGTCGGCCACGAGCGACAATGCACTTTATGTCCACAAGATCAAGCGGCAGAAGACATTCAAAACGCTGCATTCCATCGAATCGGAGGCCCAGACATACGCCGATCGGCTGGCGTTCATACTCGGCGAGCGCAGGGGGGTCCTGTCCTTCTCGGCAAAGCACAGATTTTTCGATACAGAGATTGGAGACATAACGACGGTGTCGAGGCCTAGATTGCCCGGTTTTGAATTCGATAGTAGTATCGACAGAACTAGGGACTATGCCATAAGGGCAACAGACAAGAACCTTAATCGTGTTAAAATAGAACTCGACGATCAGAAGGGAATCGAGGACAATAGCGGGAGTTGGTAATTATGGCTTCAAATGTACGTACGTATGACTTTGTTTCAGGAGTCGAGACCGACGACTTGCCAGTTGCCGGCACTCCATCTGCCGAGGACGACAACGTCACGCTCGGATTTCTCTTGGACGTCATCGGCACCAGGGCCGCGCCCATAGCAATTGCGGTGGGCGGCATCCTGAATGTCGAGGACAAATTCAAGACGGTCTATTTCATCCAGGGCGATGGAGGACCGATCGATGTGACTGCCAATCCTCAGATAGTGGCAGGGACAAGAGTCGGCCAAGTGCTGGAGATCATCTGCCGGTCTGATGTGAATACGGTCAAGCTGGAGGACGGGACGGGCCTATCGCTGAACGGGTCATTTACCATGGGCGAAGAGTCCCGCCTTGAGCTCTACTGGGATGGCACCAATTGGATCGAACTGACTAGGAGCGAGTGACATGAAGAAATACCTGATACCAGTAGTGATAGTCTGCCTGATGGCCGGAGCGGTCTATGCCGGTGCAGAGAGGCTGTTCACGACCACTTATGTGAGACTGCTTGAGCCAGGGGACACGGGCAGGAGTGTTACGCTCGGCACTGGGGCTCTTACGGCCAATCGAACGCTGTCTGCTCCTGACCTTTCTGGAACGATCATGTGCGCAACATGCGTCCAGGTCATGACCAACAAAACGGTTGACGCAGATTCCAATACAATTTCGAACCTAGAACACGGGGCCGAGGTTGATAACCCGACGTCCGGTGTTCATGGCGTATCCGGTGATGTAGTCGGCACAAGCGACGGCCAGACGCTAACAAACAAGACAATCGATGCAGACTCGAACACCGTTTCCAATTTGGAGCACGGCGCGGAGGTGGACAACCCATCCTCTGGTGTTCATGGAGTTGCGGGAACAGTCGTTGGAACAAGCGACTCGCAAACGCTGACCAATAAATCGGTTGACGCCGATTTGAATACCATCACGAATATCGACGACGGAGAGATAAAAGCAGCTGCGGGGATATCCCGATCAAAGCTAGAGGCCGGGACGATAGGATGGGCTGCCTTCTATAATGGCGCGACAGGCATACTGGACGAGGAGCAGTATACGGATAAATCGAGAGGTGGAGCGGGCGCCGACATGTCGGGCGTGACCTTCCCCTCTTCTGGCACTATTGTGACAGCAACCAGCGTAGCGGTATTCACCAATAAGACCTTCGATATTGATGGTACTGGCAACTCACTCTCGAACATTGCAAATGCGAATATTAAAAACGGGGCGGCCATCTCCAGGCAGAAGCTGGCAAGCGGAACTATCGATCATGTCGTCATCAATGGCGGCGATGGCACAATGTCGAGTGAGGAATTCCTGGACCCGGTCAGAGGCGGTACTGGCGGCGATTCGAGCGGCGATACCGGCGTGGCCAAGGTAACGGCAGGAACGTGGTCGGCGGATGCGACCAGTGGCGACCTCGGCGACATGGACCCATCGGGCGCTGAGGACGGCCAGGCGTATGTTTATGATGCAGGGACGTGGGTGCCAGGTGCTTCTGGTGATTCGTCGTTCAAGCTGGTGAAGGTCACGACAACGAATCTGAAAATCAGCGAGGGGTTCTATCGGTATAACGGCCGCACATATTGTTCACGGGACGGAAGTGGCACAAGCGAGGTCGATCTTTCAGACCTTTCCTACACGACCTTTCCGCTTGACACCAACGACGATTATCTTGTCTATATCGACACGACCGATTCTACGTATCAGATCGTGAATGGGTCCAATCGCGAATGCTACCTAGTTGCTGATTCAGCGGTACACGTTACAAAAACCCAGCCAAGTGCAATCGATTCGTGGCGTTATTTTCTCATTGGGCAATTTTCAACCGATGGCTCCGGGGAGTTGCAAACCGCTTGGGATATGAGACCAGAGGACGCCGTATCGTGGGCTAATCTGAATCTCGTGAACATGAGCGATTGGGCGAGTTATACACCGACTGGGTCGTGGACAACCAACACAACTTACACTGGGAAGTGGCGCAGGGTTGGCGACACGATGCACGTCTACGTCAGGGCGGACCTGACTGGGGCACCGTTGCCTTCTATCAATCTGACAATTGATATTCCTTCTGGTCAGGCAATTGATACAACAAAATTCCCCTCAATAGACACTGACTGGCGGCTTGGATGGTGCTCGGTGAACGATGACACAGATGTTTCGTTTGAAGGAAGCACCTCTTATGTCGATGCGAATACATTTGGCATTTTGTACCACAAGGAAAGGGAAGAAACTAATAACATTACGTGGGGCGCCCCCATAGCGGTGGCCGCCCCGTTTACATTTGCATCACCAGATTCAATCGAATGCTATGCGTCGTTTCCAATTGTCGGTTGGACCTGGGACACAGGTGCTATAGCCTCAACTCTCAACTCTGAAACAATTCGTGTAACCAGTGCGGCTGCGCAGGGATCGTGTGATGCTGATTATAGTGAGATTTCAGCAAATATTGATATTGAATTTGCTGGTATTCGTATTGAATATTGGGACGACTCTGGATCAGATTTGATTTGGAGCCTCATTGCAGATGCGACACTACTCGATGCAGCGGCAATAAAGATCAGCGCAACTAACAAAATATGCATAGACTGGGGGGCCTCTGCATTTGATGCAAGTGATTATGCTGATATCGTTATTGGCCCCAGCCCAAACGTAACAGCAATTCCACCGGCAACGACAGATCAGAATGGGTATTTCCCGACACACGCGAACTTGACTGACGCAAAGGCGGCGGAACTTGGATATAAGATTTACACTCTGGCGGATGGGGGCGTGCTGGCCAATTGCTCTGCTGGCGGAACCACAGCTCAAATATGCACACCTGAATCTGGAGATACAGTAAACACTGCCTACGCCATACCTAAAAAACTCACAGATGGGAAATGGGCAATTTTTGTAACTGTCGATGTTATCCTAGCCACCACTTCGGATAATCCGATATTCGAATTGGATGGAGTGACTTGGGTTGCCAATCAAGCGATCTCCGTTAGAATATCAGCCGCCGATTGGGGAAAGGGTGTGGTGAATGATGCTAGTAACCTGCTCAATCTCAATGCTGGGACAACCACGACGGGATACCTATTTGACTTCACAGGCATCTCAACTGCTAAACCTGGATGGGCCGATTAATAGAAAATTCAATGTCACGTATATAGTGAAATGATGACCCGCCTAGCCCGGCCATCATACCGGCTATCACGTAGGCGTCACTTGGCGGGATTCTTCGGGGCTACATAGAGCACAGGCGACATGCAGTCTTTCTTCGGCGCTGCTTTGGGACTCGGCCCGATTCGAATTCGGCACGCATATCCTTCAGTGCTGCCGGCCATGTGTCCCTTCCCGGTGATCTGAACGTATACCCTGTCTGATGCTCCCATTCCTCACCCTTGACATATTCATCAGGATAATACGTCAGCAATTCCCACCATTCGTGGAGCGTCTGATAAAAGCAGACGGCGCAATCTGTCCTTTTCGGTGGCTCGAATCCCTTTGATCGGCAATATCCGATTACATCATCAATGCCCCACTTCCAATCACGCAGAGGATATACGATCTTGTTTCCCTCGTAGATTCCGCCAGCACGTCCCTCCTCATCTGATCTCAGACCGACAGCAAGGACAGCATCAGGATGAGTAGAGAGCCACTGAGCACACGGTTCGATCTTGATCATCCGCGTACACCACCTCATCCTCCAATTCGGAAGGCATCCCTGTTCGTCAATCAATTCAGAGAGCGTCGGGGCATTTAGATCGATCAGTTCTGAATCGGTTGCCTTGGCAACGGCTTCGATATGCGTTCTGACTTGCGGGAGTTCGTTTCCTGTCGCCGTATGGAGGAGTCTGAATAGATGGCCACGCTCGGCCAATCGGAGGGCGAGAGCAGTTGAATCCTTTCCACCTGAGAATGCGACGATTAGCATGGGCTATTTATCCACCTTTTTCTCCGGTAGTATCTTACATCTCGCCACATCGAAGACGGTCCCAGCCTTCGGCCTTCCGGCTGTTCCTGCGATGATATACCACTTGACCTTACCCACCATGACGAATCGACCTGTCTTTTTCTCATTCGATATCAGGTAATATCTGACGATAGTCTTATTGCTCATCGAAGCCCATGCCGCGTTCAATCCCTGGACCATCGCAGAACTGGGCTTGCATGGGACCTCAAGGGCGATTTCAGCGGCCCCTACCTTCTGGATTCCCTTACCAGCAAACAGCGTAAGAGCGAGGGCAGGGAGCGCCAGGCATAGCTTGAACAGTCGTTTCATGTCGTGTTCCTTTCGTTCGATGAGCATGGCATAGAGGCCCGTTCCGATGGACAGTATTACAGGGGCAGCGATTGCCCCAATGATGGCCGCAAGGGCGAGCTCTTGGACGTCCACGCCATTCTGGGCGAGCTTGACGATGGGCACGAATAGCGCAGCGAGGGCTCCGACTGCGAAGCGGGTGAGGGCGGGTTCTGGTCTTGGTTCGGTCTGTGTTGTGGTCATAGATTCTCATCCTCGTATGGAATATGAGCGGGCATGTGTAGCCCAAAGTCGAATCGAAACCCACCGGGGAATGCCCATAGATGATACATATTTGCTGTGTCGACGAGATCGGCCTCGGATGGAAAGACCTCAATCGCTGTCCGACCGGCGCCGACCAGCTCATTCTTGATGTTCTGCTTTGCCATCCATGGGATTTCGGTGTTCGCGCCAGTATACCATCGAATCATGAAATGATCGATCATGCCGAACATCTCGCTTTTCTGCTGAAAATGCTGAACGACGAATACACCATTGGAGAGGAAGGCCCTAAGCCCCCTTGGCACGCCAGTCTTGATAAGGCCGGCATCCGCATCGATGATCGTCTGTTCTGTCAGGTCAGTGAATCTGTTCCATTTAGGATACCGTTTCCTTGCCTGCTCGGATATGTGCCACAGCTGTCTTGTAGACAGGGGGAGGGTATCAAGCTGTTCCTTCGTGTATGGGCATTTCTGCGGTCTCAGGTTCATGGAGTCTCCTTCAATGAAATGAAATCCAAATATCAGCACTATGCTCATCCGAATCGGGATACCCGGTCAAAACAATCGGAGTTGACTCGATAGGCGGCTGATGATTGATGGTGATTTTAAAATTCAGTAATTCAAACCGAAACCGCTTCGCCCACTTCTTCCTGATACGCCGTTTCTTGTGCTTGGTATTGATACAAAGATAGCTCTTAGGCGTTATTCTATTCATCAGGGTTGAACCCATGATCAATAGCTATTCTACGAAGATCATGGCCATTATAGTAATACCTGCCGCACAAGAAACATTGAATCACATTATCGATATTATCTTTTAAATGTTGATGCGATTCATTGCAGTTCCAGCATGACCTCGTCCATGTCCATACATCGCGGTCGAATGTGAAATTCCCCAATGCAGGGTTGAATGTCATGTGGTCGCCGAATGTTATGAGATTGCTCATCCCCGGACCCCATCCCTCACCTGAGTATTCATGACCTCGAAAATACATCTCCATGGGCCGACCATCGTGGCGATTCCATGAAGATTGCATCGCGGACAGTGCGCTCTCTCACCAGTATACGGTCCATCATGATCATGTCCAAGGAATTCGCAGGAGTTCAGATATCTGATCATCACAGACTTGGAAAACTCATTCAATCGCCTGCAGATATCGCCGTTGATCGTCATTATTATTGCCCTCTCAATAATTCAAGCCTCTGGCGGTCCTGGATATCCTTATCGATCCGATACCCCTCAGACAAATTGTAGCACTGAAACCCGCACTTGGAACAGATGTTCTGACTGCCAGCGTAGTAATCACCAGACATGGCGGACCAGACGGACCCCTGCGTCCCACAGCCGGGGCAATACATATCATCATCCAGTTCCCATGTCTCGTCATAGGAGTGCGACCAGACGGGCTTGTGCTCCGTCTTCCAGTTGCATTTGAAATAGTCGATTTTGAGGATTTTCTTGGTCATGATTTCCCATCCGGTTTCGGTTCAACCTCGGATTTCTTCGGCATCCACTGACCGCACGGGCCGTTTGCCTCTGGGTATATGGTCCATGATTGGTCCTCGGCTCCATCATAGACGACGGTTGGAGGATTGGCATAGCAGTACCCGTTGTCGGCACGCGCGACACGGAACACGCACGTAGAGCATAGCTGTTTCATGGCGAATTGATACCATGTAGCCTTGGCGTACATCTGGGTGCCTGTCAGTCTGTTCATCAGTAGCGCCCTTCGACAGTGTATTCAATGTTATCGGGCGATGGCCTGTGTCCGCATGTATTCCAGACATAGAACGGCCTGCCATCCCACACAAAGGGCTTTCTCTGGAGATGCTCTATAGTGATGTCCTTCGGGATGATCGGCCCTGAATCGACCGGCAGACATTCTTCAAGGGGTTGGCCGAAATCTGGCACTTGCCATTCCCCACGGCGCACGTTGGCCGGATTCGGCAGGTTCCGATATCGCTGATAGGTCGTAATGGCGTTTAGCATGATCGCGATGCAACTCGATTCCCGCCCTCTGGATTCGTTATACATCTGGGTGTACTGCTTTGCGGTATTCTGTGACCGTCTCAACTCACCATTGTATTTCGTCTCAAGCCTGCGGTGGGTCTTGTTTATCTGTCGGCCGAACCACACGATGGTGAAGACGTTGATGGCAACGAATAGGACGATAGTGAATGTCAAGAATAGTGGGTGAATCATATCCCTCGTACCTCCAAAGTGAACTCAGCCCCATACCCCATTTTCTGAATAAACATCTCGCACGCTGCCCTGGAATAGCCGATGCCAGGAATCCCATCGATAATGGAGAACGCTCGACCTAGCAGGATGCACCCCTTGGTGTTCATCAGATAGTTGCCCACATGGGCAGTGATCTTCGTTCTGTTCAGGACGCTCTTGACTCTGAAAACCGCGTCCATATCGGCGTCTTTAGGGACGGAACACTCGTACTCACCCGCTGGGATGCACGAGATATCCCGCTCGTTGTTCTTCCACTGCAGCTCGAGCGTGACGCACCACGGGACCATGTCGAATGCGTTCATGATCACGCCGAATGTTCCGAGTTCGGATCGGTCGGGCGGGGTCAGTCGTTGTAGGATTAGTTTGGTTGTGGTCATTTTCCACTTCCTTTACAGCGCTATCAAGAGCGCCTTGTTGAATACAATCCGAGCACCGCCATCCCGGAAACGATGGACGGGTTTAATCCATCCATCGAGAAACTTCCTTTCGTTGGGCGGGATATTCCGCCACTTCGCCACGTATGCAGCGTCTAAGGCGAATCCGATAGGGTCAGGGCCCTGCATTGATCCAGTGAGGTATCCGTGATCAGCCAGCCATCGCTCGGCCATGTGCAATGCCTCGAATGGCCCGCACGGCTTGATTTCCACGGTATTCTTCTCACACGTCACTGTTTTCTTTTCCATCGAACAACTCCCCTTGATGGTGAGAGGTTTCGGCCTTATGCAGATTCTTCACCGCTACATCGAAATATGACCGCTTTAGCTCCACTCCCATGAACCTGCGGCCCATCCGGAGGGCTTGATATCCTTCTGAGCCGATGCCAGCGAAGGGTGAGAACACAAGATCATCAGGCCGCGACCACAGCCCTACACACCGTTCTATGACGCCCAACTGCAAGGGGCATATGTGGCGGCAATCGTCATCATCACGCGCCCCAGACTTATTGAGCGTGTTGCTCATATTGATGTCTGTCCAAATCGGGGAGGCCCATTTCTGCCATTGGGCGACAGGGAATTCTTCTGGTGTGTGCGATATCGGATCGGGATTCTCGCCGGGTTTCCGCATGGTCACGACATAATCAGGGATACCCATCCGAGACATGGCCGAATCCTTTTTGATCTGCTTCCACAGCAACCCGAGGGCTTTGGTTCGCTGCATGGCGGTCACGGGGTCTTTCCATATGCAAACTTCGGAATGGAAGATCCAGCCAGCATCCACATACATTTTGATCAACTCGCCCCTAAAATCACGGATGCCAATATATCCGTGATTCTGCTTGGACGTGGGCAGGTTCATGCAATGGAAAGATAATAGCCTTCCAGGCTTTGTGATTCTGAGTAGATCCTCAACGAGAAATAAAAAGTGATCGTAGAACACGGTATCGCTGGACGAGTTACCCATATCGCGGTCTGAATTTGAATAAACATATAATTGGGAAAATGGGGGAGAGAAAACCGAGTAATCGATACTTGATTCTGGTAATGCGCGGGATACCTCTACACAATCGCCATGGTACAGGACCCATCTATCTCTGATACATTGATCAATGACTTTCATTTATGTACTCCCCGGTTTCATTTTTGGAACTGTGGACGTATTTATGACACGATCGACACAGAAGGATCAAATTGTTCTGATTGCAGCGGAAACGTTTATATTCGAATCCAGCTATGTGGTGTATGTCAAATGTGCCCCGATTCGTTGTTTCATTATGGTGCTTGCGGCATCGCCGACAAGTTGCGCAGTCTCTTTTCCAAACGGAGATCACCGCCTTCTTCCATTTTTCAGAAGAATAGATGGACTGCCTTTCTGGCGTAATCCCGCCCTTCCAATTAGGCGTGTCTGGCCCTGTTTTGCCTTTAAGATGATGAACGCCATTTTTCAAATACGGAACATGGCCGTCTGCAAGTCGAATGTCCCGTATTTTATCGCGGGCTTCTTTCGTATGCTTACGCCCCTTGAAAAGGCTCACCTGACCTTTTTTAAAATGCTGCCGGACATCCGTCCCACGGCTTCTCGTCTCTATGCCGTAATCCATCAGCCATTCCCACACCCTCTTAGAATTACGATTTACAATTCGCGCGATCTGCGTGCAGTCGAGTCCTTCAGCCACATATTTCTGATATAACCACTCTTTTGTCCACCCCCTCAATTCGCGCTGATGTATCTGCCATTTACCCTTACACCCCCTATCGCAGAAGAAATTCTTTATTGGCCTGTAATTATCTGGGCCCAGTAAGCGCCTTTTCAGAGGCGCGTCACACCATGAGCAGATTACATTGTGGATGGGATTTCTATCCATTGATCCATCCTGGAATAATGATGTCCATGTTGGGCTCGTATACCGTAACATCTCTTTTCAGGGATGATATTTTTCGTCTTGTAAAATCACGCATATATTCGACCATGGCGCCTGATAACTCTTGGGCCTGCCTCTCCTTGCGCTTTATGTTCTCAAGCACCGCGCCTTCGATATCTGCTGTAATGATATGCACATCGACGGGATTCTCCTGACCGAACCGCCAGAAACGGCGCGTGGCCTGATATAGCTGTTCGAATGAATCATTCAGGCCTACAAAGATCGTTTGATTGCATATCTGCAGATTCAAACCGAATCCCGCGATAGATGGCTTTGTGATCAGAACACGGATGTCACCATTCACAAATCCCATCACTCGATTTTCTTTATCCTCAGACTTGTGGGAGCCTCTCACCTCAACTGCGCCATCAATCGCTTTAGTGAGCTTTTCGCTCTCGTCGTTCCGATGGCACCACACGAGAACCTTTCCGCTCATGCCATTTGCAATCTCAGCAGCCCTCGCCACTCGGATATCGACCGTCCGGCGCCTTGCTGTGATACGCTCTGAGAGCGACTGTGCCACATGGGGGAATAGCTCGCCATCCAGAAGCATGCCCGATTCAATGCAATGCTCATGATGGTTCAACGGGGGCAGATCATATCCTTCGTCTGAGAATCCAAGATCAGATGGCTTCTTGATGGCGACACCCCACGTAGACAGCCATTCCCAGAATTTGGTTTTCCCATGTCCCTTCAAGACCCATTTAGATGTCTGCCCGCCGTCATGCGTGAAAAACATGGCAAGCATCTCAGCCATGGACATGATGCCCAGAAATTCGGCTTGGTTTCCGAGTTCCATATGATCATTCGGGCTCGGGGTCGCTGTGCAGGATAGCCGGTGCGGGATCTCACGACATAATTCTATAAGGCGCTTGCGGGTCTTGCCGTCTATTGATTTCAAGATACTGGATTCGTCCAGCACGATACCATCGAAAAAACAGGCTTTGATACCTTGCTCGAAGTGATCCACCATCTCATAGTTCGTGATGAAGATGCCCGTGTCGTATGCATTTGGCCCTATCCTCAATTCATCGAACGACCTCACATATTTCACGGGCACGCCGAACTTTGCACCCTCACGAACAGTCTGATGGGCAACGCATAGCGGGGCAAATATCAATACGCGGTTGCCCGTATGCTGGTGGACGATCCATGCCCAAATGAGTTGCATGGGCGTCTTACCGAGTCCCGTATCGGCGAATATAGCGGCCCGCCCTCGCCGGACAGCCCAGTCTATAATTGACTTTTGAAACGGAAACGGCCGATATTCCCCATGACTCGGGTATAGGCCTTCGTCGGGCTCGAAGCCCGAATTGATATCTTCGAATCGCTTCGATTCCAGGAACGTATTATATTCGTTCATCCAAAATCCTAGAGACCCTGCCCCGGTCGGGTCGCCTCAGACGGGTCCAGGGCAAGGCCATTCGTATTTATGTTAATTCGGGATTGTGAGGCAACCCAAAAGCAAACGTGATAGTAGCATTACTGACGTTAGCTGTCAAGGGGAACGCGGAGGACTACGGCATTCATCCTAAGCCCCCTTCAGCGCCTCCAGCAGCACCCTGATGTCTGTTATCTGAAACTCAATGACTGTCTTGCGGCGGTCCATGTCAATCTTGATCACACGCCCCTCCAGACCTCTGTGGTAGAGCCTAGCCAGTTTCCCCCGGTGGATGCCTGAGATTGACAGATTGATGAATCGTGTGGACATCTCAGCGTCGGACAGCGCTTTGAGCAACGCGGTCCTTTGCGCCATCAGCCTCCTCAGCACTGGCCTGTAGACACGTTGCCTGTGGCTGCATGAGAGGCAGGCGCGGAACCAATAGAAGTTCGATACATTCCGCGCCCATGTAGACCATTGATGAGATGACATGCACTGGCCCATCATAACGACCACGACCCCGACCACGACCCCGACCTCGACCACGACCTCGACCACGACCTCGACCACGACCTCGACCCCGACCTCGACCACGACCTCGACCACGACCTCGACCCCGACCTCGACCACGACCTCGACCACGACCCCGACCTCGACCTCGACCTCGACCACGACCACGACCTCGACCACGACCTCGACCACGACCTCGCATACCCGGCCCTTGCTGTGGCTGCGTTCATTTTACGCTCCTCGACAGCGGGTGAGTCCACTCGCAGCAATCGACGACGGCCCCGCGCCCAAGGATGGCCGTGCCCTGAACAACGGGCTCAACCTCGGACAACTCGCCCGTGGACAAGGCTTTTTCGAATCTGCCAGTATCGGCAATCCACGCGGCATCCTCGATTACAATCTCCTGATCCCCAACCGACACAACCCGCCCCGTCCAATAGTTCGTGACGAGCCTGAACAGGTACGCCTTTCCGACCACGTAGGGCGACACCGGGGCGCTCTGCTTGCCCATCATGTTCATGATTTCCTTCATCTCGCCAATTGTCATCTCGTCAATGTTCATTTCACATCTCCGGTTTCGTTGTTGGTGCCGACAGAGTAATCGATCGAAATTCGATCCACCTTGCCCTGGACAATCAGAGTGATCACGGTCTTTGCGGTATCCTCATCGATACCGCCATCAACGAGGGACTTCAAGGCCGCTCGGTTGATATTCTTCCGATGGTTCTTGTCCGCCGCCAGCATATCGAGACGCCTCTGCTCGGCCCTCTCCTCCACGATTTTCTGTTGCTGCTCTGCCTCGATCTTTCGCCGCTCCTCCTGTCGGGCCTCCTCCGCCCTGAGCTCGCCATCTTCAACGGCTCTTTGGGCGTCAGCCTTGGCCCTCTTCTCGGATTCTTCTGCCTCGAATTGCCTACGATTGGCAGCCCGCTCACGCTCCGTCGCCTTGTCGCGCTCGTCCTTTCTGGCTCTTTCGACGGCCTCTCTTGACTTGCGCTCGTCCTCCTCCTTCTGTCGCTGAGCCCCCTGCTGCTTGGCGATTTCAGCCTTCTGCCGGTCGATCTCCTCCTGCTCTTTCCTGATCTTTTCCTGCTGGCGATCCAGTTCCTCGCGCTCCTTGCGGTCCTTCTCCGCCTTGATTTTGGCCTTGCGCTCCTTGTCGGCCACCTCCCAATCAGTGAGAGGCTTTCTGAACTCATCCCGGAGAGAATCGAGCTGCCGCTTCATCTCTCCTCGGGCGGTGTCGATGACCTTGCACCGGGTCTTCATGTCGATCACAAGTGACTTGCCGGCCTCCTCGAGCATGGTCTTCGATCTTGTGATTTTGTGGGCGACAGCCTTCATCTCAGCCCTGCCTCCCGACGTCGAGATGTCTATGTCGTACGCCCGAACGATATCTGTTATCGTTGCTATGACGGGCACGATGCCCTCGGGAGTGAATACCTGAGGCACGTTCAAGGTCTCCACCCGGATCAGCCCCAGCTCTTCTGTTTTTGCTATATCTGTTGTCATCGGTTTTTCCTCATCTAGTGGCGGTATGACGCCGTGCTAGAATTCGACATTATCATCGATACTGCCACTCAAATCGAACGATCCCGGCCCCTGCTCGCTCTCCGAAGTCTCACCGGTCATCGGGTTATATGCTGGATCATCCGCACCAGGTTGCGGGGAGCCAGCACCCTGTGCCCGCCGCTGCTCAGCCGCCCGTTCCCCGAGCTTCTTGACCTTGGAGCGAAGGCTGACGAGGTGGGCCTTCTGAGCCTCATTGTAGAGCCTCTGGAATTCAGGAGCCGGCTCGTTGTTGATCGTGGTGTCGAATCCACCAAGCTCGCACATCACGTTCGCATAATCGTAGGACAGGGTATCACGCTCGGGTTTGTTCTTGTCGCCCTTGCCGTTCTCGGTGGGAGGTGGCTGCGGCTGGGGCTGTCCACCAGCCTCCCCTCGGAGTTCCTGATTCTGAGGACTGCCGTGAGATTCGGCGTCTTGCCCCGAGGTCTCGCCCTGCTGATCACCATTGCCATCCATGAAATCGTTCTTCATCTCGGCGGCATCCTGGCTAGTGGCCATGTCGATGGCTGCGATTTTATCCCCAGGTGTGATCTGTCGAGCCCCCTCTGGACTGTCGGGCAGAACATTATGGTCATACTCAGCGATGGCCATGCCCTCGAGCAAGTCGGGGAAGATGTCTTTCAGGTTCGCTGACCGAGCACGACGCTTGAGCATCGTTTTCAACCATTTTTTGTACGTGTCGTTCTGGAAAAGGCCGGCATCACGGGCCTCCTGTACAGTGAAAAAGGTCTCGTTGGTCTCCTTGTCACCCTTGCGCTGGACGAAGCAGACCGCGCCGAAAACAGGATTCTTCAAGTTCTTGTTCTTGACGCATATCTCCATGCTGTTCTCGTCCACAAAGTATTCCTTGAAATACTCCAGCTCTCTGGAATGTCGGACGATGGCCAGAGGCAGGTCGCCATAGATACTCGGAGTGCCCTTGATGACTGCGATTTGTCGCAGCGCCATAAGCCCTTTCAGACCAAGTTCGGCCGCATACTGCAGACCAATCATGACTTGCTCGGGGCTCTTGTACTGTGCCGGAAGCATGCCGCTGGAGAGCCACATCTTGCACAGCTTCCACTGCCCAGAGAAATCCATGGCGACGAGTGCGCCCTCAACGAAACTGATACTGTTGTCCATTTTTGCCAGCGAGTTATTCTTCTCCTGTTCACTCATAGGTCAGTTCCTCCATCATTCGTTTTTCGTACCAGACCTCGGGATCCATGTCTTCGACTTCCTGGGGGAACCCGGGCCACATGCTGTCTTTCATACATCTGGCGTAAATGTCAAGCGACTTGCGCCATTTTCGATGGCCGATATCGAGAAACCTGTTCGACAGTTGGCCGAAACGGATCACTCTGGATTCCTTCTGCCTGACGACGAACACCGTAGGGGCCTTGATTTTGAGAACACGATGGACCGCTTCGAAATGGATGACGGCCTGCATGTCGTAGTGATGCTCTCCGATATGGCCTCTGAATTTGTGGATGTTGGCGATCGTCTTGAATTCCACGATTTTCGGCCTGTCTAGATCATCGCGGATCAGGTCGATACGGTCCTTGCAGAGCACTCCGGTTGCATCATCGATCCAGTACAGAGTGTGCTCGGCCTTGCCGCCTGTGAGCATGCTACGCGCCAAATCGTTTGTGTTGATGATATCGACGAGTTTGTAGACGTCGTCATACTCTTTCGACTTCAGAACTGTCAAGCCCTCGCTGCTGGCGATGAGATCGGCACGGAGTTCTTTGAACCGCTTGGTTCCGCGGGGCGACTTGACATCTGGATTCTCGTCGATGACTTGCTGAATGATGTCAAAGTCGCTCACATATTGCTGCGTGAACCGTTTGGGCTCGAGCACGATCGTGTGGGATGCGTTCCCGATAATCAGTGCTATGCGCTTTTCCTCTGTGCGCTCCTCTTGAGGCCCCAAGTGTTTCTCTTGAAATTCCTGGGGGCAGAGCAGGCACAGGGCAAGGCCAGATCGTGAGACGCCGGGCGAGCCGAACCCGTGGTACACGTCGTTCGATATTTCGTAAGGATGGAAGATTCGCCCTGCCAATTTGCCGGCAGCGTGAAGGTCGTTCAGGTCTTGGATCGATAGTGCTTTCATGGGTCCTAGTTCAGTTTTGCTGTTCATTCTACGCCCCCTTCTGTCCATTCAGACGATTGGCCAAGCGCTCCAGAATATCCTGGGCCACGCCGGTATAGAAGGCACTGAGCATTCGAGGGCTTTCCGCCGCCCCGGAGTCAGCCACCGGAAGCCCGTTCTCCCGAGCCTCGGCAGGACTAGGCGGATCGAGTGCAACTAGCGCCCTGAGTACCTCACTCAATATTTCTGCTCGATTCATGTGATGTCCCCCACCTCTACGCTGAGGAGATTCGCCAGCCGTTTTTTGTGCTTCTCCGGAACGGGGATACCGCGGCACCAGTTCGTGACGTTCGCTGGACGGATTCCTAGATGATTTGCCAGCCATGACTTCTTGACCCCGCGCCCTTCGATGAGATCGTTGAGAGTTTTTTTCTTCCTAGCCATTGTCTGATCCCTCCGCTTCTTTGATGACTGATTTCACGCCTTGCCCTCCCTCACCTGTCGTTCAATGCGACGGATAAGCCCGCGCATCTTTACCTGTGCTGCCGTTATGTGCTCCTGTGGGTCGCCCTCGGCACATAGAGCCATGTCTGCGTTGATCAAGTCAGACCGGATGGCCTTCAGCGCGATGAACAGGTTCTCGGTTTGCTTTTTCATCCGGCAGCCGCCCGCTCATCATAGATATGCATTGATATGGTAGTCATGAGGCGACCCCTTTTGAAGTTTTACTCACCTTTTATTGTATCATATGGCAGATTATGTGTCAATAAATAAATTTAGTTTAGGAAATTTATTATGCCTGGGATATTGCGACCTCGAACCGGGGGCAGGCCTTGTCTATATCCTCTGAATAATCAACTGAGCAGGCACACCTATTATCGTTGAGACCCAGAACTCGGCTAACTACGTCCACGGTGTCATCCAGGAAATTGGCCGGATCGGAGTTATAGTGGGGTCGGTGGAACATGAGATCGACGCGGTATTTTGCCTTGAGCTGGAACTGTCCGAGGCAGTAGACTAGGCGCTTTTTGTCAGTACAGACCCGATATTTCCGTCTGATACATTCGTCTATGAGTGCGTGCCAGACCTGCATACGGGCCGCCTTGTGCTCGGCTGACAAGTGCTTGTTTCCCCTGCCCGCATAGCGTTCGTTCTTTGAGAGTTTGGGATTGTAGGGAAATGAGAATGTAATCAGGCGCATTAGCTATCCCCGATCATCATTGACAGTGACCACAATCCACTCGCCTGACGAGAGCTCAATGCGGACCTCCCCACGGGCATCATGCAAAATGAGTATCCACTGATCGGTATCCATCTGCTCGAGATGGAATTGAGGACCGACAGCCTCGTCGAGCGATCCATCGTCATTGTAGCGGAGTTCGACGGGCTTTTTGAGCCGTTCGATTTCATCGGCGGCATCATCCAAGACACCTCCAGCATCATCATCGGCAGTCATCCGTAATTTTTCCACGATATCCATCACAATCCCTTTCATGATTTGTCGTTAAACGTCACAGGGTTTGAAGTCTTGCGACTTGGCGATGTCTTCAAAATCGACGCCTTCTTCGATCATGCGGGTTAATTTCTTGTTTTCGCGCTCCAGGTCGATAATACGCTGACAGCCTTTCCTGGCTATGTTCGCTTTATCGAAATGGATATGATTATGAATCACCTTATCCTCGATCCATTTAGCAAGGTAATTCAACTCATTTTTTATACATTCACCCATATCGTTCTCCCTTTCAGGTTGTGGTAATCAATCCAAGCCAGCAAGCATAGTTCTAAGCCTGTCCTTCACAAGGTCAACCGCCTCTTTCTTGGCATCGTCAACTGTTTTCGATACTAGTTCAAATGCTGAAAACTCAGCTTCACCACATGAAACAAGCCAGGTATCAGGCGGATAGTGTATATGCCGATGGAGAGAAATCCGTACCCTGCCAGCAATTAATTCGTGGGCTTCTTTTCCATGTCTGACTTTCCATTTTGCCACCATCGTACTCTCCCTTTAATCAGTCTGGCTCTATATAAACCAAACGTTCTAGAAGGTTTACAGCAATCACCAAATCGCCAACCAAGTCTGATATTTTATCCTCTTTCCGGTACGGGCCTTCCAATCCAGAGCAACCGTTGTGATACCAATCAAGGCGCTTTCTCAGGTGTTTGATATTTTCTGTTATCGTCATCGGCATACTCACCTCAAATCAGTTACTTACAGCGTAACTTCCGTTCCCGTGTGAAAGCGTATCAGAACTAGTCTAGTATTTCCGAATCCGGCAATAATCCCGAACCTCACAATCCACACTACCACACGCAACAACCTCGAGCCCCTCGCACCTCTCGACAACAACATCACAAACGGCCTGCATCTCACGCCGTTGCTCGTGATACGTTGCCAGCAGCCAGTTCCGACCCTTCCGTAACCTGATAGCCCTGCGGTTGTATATCGACACCTGCGTGCGGCTCGCATCGAGGATCATGAGCGTGGCCAGCAGTTGCGATCGAAGCCACTCGATGTCCTGTGATTTCAGTACGTCTTTTTTCATGCCTTTGTCCATAGCGGATCTCCGAATCGTTGGGCGCCCCCTGCCAGGGCTCAGGAGGACTTGTGGGCTGACGATTGTCTGTTAAGGACAATGCCCCGGACTGTCTGCCCTGTATTTAGCACTGGTCAGCGGTTTAGTCAAGGGGGAATAATTATATTGACAGAATAATTATACCATAGTATACCCACACTCGGAGGTGACTATGGCTAAATCGAAACCAGAAAGGCAGTACACGAGTAAAATGACGGTAGAACGGTGGGCGGGACTTCTGAAACTTAAGGCCAAGCGGTCGATGGGCGGAAAAGAGCCGCGCATCAGGGATCTGATCGAAGAGGCGGTCGATGGCCTTCTAAAAAAAGAGAGGGTGGGGAAGAGGTGAGCCATTACATGAACGAAGAGCGGGAAGAATGTGATCATGTCAGATTCTGCGCGTACCTAAACAATATAAATGAATGCTTCGCATTTGTTGTTGATCCTGGATCCATGAAACACTCCCACCTTGGCATACAGCGCAATCCCCTAAAAGGATGCCCAGATATAATCTGCTGCTATAAAGGATGTTTCTTGGGAATAGAAATAAAGAAATGTCGCAATAATGTGTCCGACAGCCAGAAGGACTTTATTACAAGGATAAGGAAGAGCGGCGGGTGGGCTATTGTGGCATCAAATACAAGACAAATCCGCAGCATACTTAGGACAATAGATGAAAGAAATAGACATTGAAGTAATCAGAATGACAGTCCGCATAAAATCAACAACATATCATGCGTTGCTTGACTACCAAAATAGGCATCGGAACAAAAACGGCAAGAAGCGGAGCATGGGTAAGATTATGGATGCGGCGCTAAAACAGTATCTGGAGGACAATCGGGCACGAGCATGAAAATAGAGTGACCTGATGATAAGGGAGTTTCCGAATGAGCCTAAATAGCGATTGCCCAAGATGCAAGGGCCATCTTGCTCCATCCTCGCCCATATTCATGAGCGGAAAGTGGAAATGGGTGATTGATTGTATAAGCTGTGGCCTGAGTATTCCGAGCACTGTGCCAGAGCACTATCGCAAGGATCGATATGCAGTGGACCATACGTCGGATCATAATAAGCAGACGCCCTTTTCGAATCAATATGAAAACTTGATATATATCGACTATGACATCGATGAGCCTGGAAAGGATGGAGGATGTTGAATGGGCTGGATATACCTAGCGTGCTCAGATCGCTCGACCTGTTCAGCGGGCGAGGAGCCCAAGCACGAGCCCTATCGCCGTGGATCATGCCTGCCGCCTACTGTGAAATCAATCGATACTCCCAGCGAATACTTCTGGCAGAGATGGCACGAGGAGCGATTCCGACTGCGCCTATCTGTGACGATATACGCTCGCTCACTGCCGACATGCTGCCATTCCGACCCGACATCGTTGTTGCTGCCGTGCCCTGTCAAGGATTTTCCTGTGCAGGTCGCGGTGAAGGCCTGGATCACGAGTCAAGCGCACTTTTCTTCGAAGTGCTCAGACTTGTCACTGATATTCGACCCGCCTTCGTGTTCCTGGAAAACAGCCCAGCAATCACTGTTCGAGGAGGGTCAGAAGTCATGGCCCGATTTGCCGCGCTTCGGTATGATTCGCGATGGTGCATGCTGTCCGCTGAAGAAGTCGGCAATGCGTGCCATAAAAGAGATCGATGGTGGTGCTTACTTGCCAACGCCGACAGTATCTCAGCGCACGAACCAAGGCGGCGGCAGCGGGATAGTCGGCAAGGATCGGCACAGCTTGAGCGGGATGGCCAAACGGGAGATGGTCCCAACGCCCTGCAAAGCGGGGGGAGGAAGGGCGATTCCAGAGGATGCCAATTTCAGCGGGCTGACTTGCGCATACAAGAAAAATGGGACGAAAGTTCAGGTGGCCCTGGATGTCCTGGCGAAACGCAAGAGAATCCCGACTCCAACCAAAACAGATGCCAGGGGGCGCGGATATCAGAGGAGCAGGGGGGGGGCAATCTACATGAGTCTCATAGGACTGGCGAAAGCGAAAATACCGGCACCAGTGAAACACGACGAACGCGAGCCTCATCCGAAAGACATGGAGCGGAGAACAATCCCATGCAACGCACTTGCGAATGCGTCTATGCTGCCAGGACATCCGCAAGGCGCGTACAACCCAGAGTATACAGAACAGGTCTTGGGATCGCGCATAGGTCACACCGCATTGCCGCCTTGGGCGAAAGTTGGGATGAACCAACGGCGCGGGAAGCATTCAAAATCTTGATGAGGCTATGACATGCCCACAGACCTAACCGACATGGAGAAGTCCTGCCGAGTCGATCGCGTCATGTTCGCCACGGGCTGCGAGCGGTCGTCGGCATGGGTGGAACTTGAGCAGGTCGAATGGAACGTGCGGCGTGCGATCGTCCGGTTGAGTACGATCCGGCCGCCTTATGGTGAGGATTAGGCGGCCCTCGATGACGCTCTCCGCATCACCGCCAGCCCTAGCCCCTCTCCTTAGCCACGCTCTCATGTATCCACATCTTGATGAGCGCCTGGCGAGCAACACCCATCACGGTTGCGATTTTGTCAACCTCGGCGAGCAGTTTATCCGGCAGGTCGAGGTTGATTCTGGTACGTTTTTTCGCGTTTTGTGATCGTGTCATGTTGTTATCCTGACTTCCGTGTTATTCTTTCTCGAGACCGAAATACTGAGCCCCTGCGTATCCCATTTGATCAACCGATACAATTTCGAGGTCTCCATCGGAGTATGTGGCGATGATATCCATATCATCTAGCGCCTCCTGGACCTGCTCTGAAGTGAGGTCAAGGGCGTCAAAAGGGTCGGCCCAATCCTGGGCGCAAACCATGTCATCATTGCCACAGCCGTTGTTTTCATCGACTGAGTAGAGGTGACCTGACTCGTAAATAAACAGGCCGCCGGCGTTGTCTTCGAGGCACAGTGCTTTCTTTGTCATGTCGATCTCCGTTGTTATTAGCAATAGATAGTTTCGATTGACGGTGCATATGCGCCGTCATCATCGTCGTCCATCTCGGCAACCGATGCATAGAAATACTGTGTCAGCCCATCGCAGCTGTTGCACATATGAGCATCGGCATATTCAAAATCAAGGCCGATGAAGAGCAGCAAAATCGCGTCTAAGTAATCGTCACTTGTGCCTGCCCGCCCCTTGCCATCACACCATTTGTATTGTTTTTCCATCGTATCCTCCATCATCTATACGGGTTATAGCCTTCGCCGCCTTCGTTGTTGACAATGTCCCACTGTCGCGCTTTCCTCGCCCGTTCGTCGCGTCTCGCGTGATGTGGCGCGAGGTACGCATTGATCAGGGTTTCGGCCAGCGCGGCTTCATCGGCGGTGAGCGCGATCTTGTCGAGAGTCGCTACGTATGTCACACCATCAACAATCATCGGACTGGCAAGTCTGAAAACATGTGAGGACGCGATTTTGCCATCAAAGAAAATGCCGTCTACAGTTCCAACGAGATCGCGGCCGTCTTTTGTTTTTTTGATCAGTTGTTTTTCCATCGTATCCTCCGTTGTTTTCCTTGTGCCCATATAAGACTCTTCGGCATTTCTACCCCACTTCTTGAGTAAAAAATATACCTTTTCTATACCATTATGGAATCATTGGGGTAAAAATGAAATCACGCCATTTTGAATATCGTGAGGACATCCCCCGAATCGTCCCACGCAGGGGCGGCTTTTTTTCTTGACTGGTGGTGCCCATTGTTGTACAGACATAGAACCTGATTGAGCATGCCACCAATCGGACATATAATAAGCAGAACCGCCCTGGCAGCAAACCATGGCGTTTATCCATCAGCCCTCTCCCGGAATCTTTGGCATGCTCTCGGGAGGGGGCTCTTTCTTTTTTGGGCTGTATGACACCTGATCCTAGCAAAACATATTTCGTCTCGGTTTCAGGGGGCAAGGATTCGACTGCCCTATGGCTGTATCTTGAAAGAGACCTCAAACTACCAAATCTTGTTCCGATATTCGCTGATACCAAATGGGAACATAAAATCACCATCGACTACCTCCGATACCTCAACAGCGTGATGAATGCCGAGCTTAGATACGTTGAGCTTGAATTCGGGTTCGCTGATCTGTGCGTGAAGAAAAAACGGTTTCCATCCCCACGCCGACGGTTCTGCACGGAATGGCTCAAACTTCGTCCGATCCGTGATTTCATCAACCATTATATGATTGATAACAACCTTGAAGACCACGACGTTGTTATGTGCTGTGGGGTGCGCAGAGAGGAAAGCCATGCAAGGCGTAATTTCCCGGAATTCGAGTGGGACGACTTCATGCAGATTCCTAAGTGGAATCCGATTGTGGCTTGGATATGGAATCAGGTTTTCGACCTTCATGATAAATATGATATCATGCCGAACCCCCTCTATCTGCTGGGAATGTCACGAGTGGGGTGTATGCCGTGTATTATGTGTAATCAAAAAGAACTTAGGGTCATCGCCGAACGCTGGCCGGAGATCTTCGAGGTGATCGCGATCATCGAAAAGATACTAGCCGGTAATAGCAAGCAAGGATTTGACGCGGCATTTTTCGACTATCGTATGGTGCCAGATCGGTTCTGCTCAAAAGTATACGTCGGCAAGAATGGCGAGAAATACAAGGTTCCAACCGCCGAAGACATGTTCAAATATGTTCTCATGAACAAGGACGATCGCAGGGCGGGGCTGGGACAGCTCAAGTTATTTGAAGATGAGAAGAATGAGCCTTTGTCGTGCGATAGCATATATGGGCTTTGTGAATAGGCACTAATACGAGCAGATACGGGTAAGGCATGCACCGAGGATTTGTAGTCGTCTGGAGAAAGATTGAGGACTCTCAGGTGTGGTCGATGAAAGATGACATCTTTGGTCTTGCCATTAGATGCCTAGTGATGGCCAATCACGTGGACAAGTGGTGGAATGGGAATCTCATAATGCGAGGGTCTTTCGCCACATCCATCGAGAGCCTGCGCTCGAAAGGCAAGTCTACCACACAACGCACAAGAACGGCATTGAAGGTTCTTCGCGATATCGAATTTCTAACAACCAAAACAACAAGCCAGTATACGCTCGTGACCATTGTCAACTATGACTTGTACCAGGATAAGAAGTCGAAGGTAACAAACAAAGTAACAAACAATCAACAAACGGATAACAAACGGATAACAAACGGCCAACAACAACTAAACAATGAAGAACCATGTAACCATGAGAACAAAGAACACATAGAGTCCGTTTTCCAGCACTGGAATTCCGAGGGGGTCATTACACACCGATCGGTGGGCAAATTCAAAGAGTGCCTGTCCGCTGCGTTGAAAACATATTCGCCAGACGAACTCAAGGCTGCTGTCTCGAATTATGCTGATATTCTGAAATCCGTGGATTGCTATTGGTCGTACAAGTGGAATCTCCACCAGTTCCTAACCCAGAAGAACGGCATTGATAGGTTTCTACCTGAGAACTTCAATCGAAACGACTATCTGGTCAGAGGAAATAAAGGCAATCAGCAGCCCCCACCAGAAAAACCATTCAAATCAACGAAGGACTTCGGATGAAAGAACTCGAAACAGCCATGAAGCGAGAGATAATGGCCAGGAATCAGCTTGAGCCTTGGATTCTACGGCACATGTGCGAGCCTGCCGTGCCAGACGACTACAAGGCAGACGTGGCAGGGCTAGATGTCAGAGGCGTTTTCAAGGACGTGCTGAACTATCTCATACGCGAAAACGGTTACTACCGCACGGCACGGGAGAGTCGCATCCCGGAAAACTGGCCAAACGAGGACATCGAGGCGCACATCCAGTCGATCATGTCTCTCGATGTCATCGCCATACCGACTCTCACAGAATGCATCATGAGGCACAGGCAGCACACGAAGCGGCTGGCGTGCATCGCATTTCTGGATTGGTCAGCAGAGACGCTGAGGGAAACCAACCCCATCGACTGGCCATCGAAGGTATCTGAGAAGCTCGGGGAACTCATTGAGGCACCGAACGACGAGGGGTGGGAAGACTACAAGACTATGATGGAGAAAACGAAGCAGCACATCGAGGATATCCAAGACGGGAAAATCAAGCATCTCGAGGTGGGAATCGATTGGTTTGACGAGCGGCTGAAAACTCAGCACGGGGATTTCGTTGTTCTGGCGGCAAGGCCGGGGCTCGGCAAGACGGCATTGATTCTCAACATCATCGGGGCAATTGCAAGGGCTGGCCGGCACAAGGCAGCAATCGTCGAACTCGAAATGACCAACGAGGCGATGGGCATGAGGATTGTTTCGGCCGAAACGGGAGTGTATCACAGCAAACTCAAAAACCCCAGCGGGCTGTCGGACTACGACAAGCGGCAATTGGCCGGATACTTCGAAAAACCAGTGCAGAAACCCATCTATTTCAACTCGAGCCCCGGCATGAGATGGTCAGAGATAACGAGGGAGCTCGCCCATGCCAAGGCGCTCTATGGCATCGAGTTCGCTTTCATCGACAATCTGTCGCTCATACGCACTGGCGATCACAGAGAAAGGCTGCAGGAGGTGTCGTTCATCACCAAGAGCATGAAGCACCTGGCCAGAAGCCTCGGGATAGTGCTATTTGCAGTGGTCCACATGAATCGGCAGATCGAAGCCAGAAACGGCGCCGAGCCCCAAATGTCTGACCTGAGAGAGTCAGGCACGATCGAGCAAGATGCTGATACGGTCATGTTCCTGACCGAGGAGAAGGGCAAGAACGAGCTCGACGACAAGGAAATCGAACTCAAGTGCTGGGTGAAAAAGGCGCGGCACGGTCCAACAAGCATGACCACGGTTGTCTTCGATAAGCGAATACAGCGGTTCAGGCTGATGACAGAGGCCGAGGAGCATTTTGGAATTGCGAAGAGCTAGGTTACCAACAGTCTCAGGATTAACCAAATCACGGAGGGCAACTATGACAAGCGACGACTATTCGGAAATTAACCTCACAAACGTCAGTGACGGCGCTGCGCTGCAGTATTTTGATCGAGAGATGAAAACGGTCATGAAAAACATCCTGGATCCCAACACCGACGCGAGAAGTTGAAAGACAAGCCGGTGACGATTCTGGCTTGATACGATGGGGCCGAGGGGTGGCGGGCTGGTGAGATTGGCTACAGCCAGAAACCGGGGGGAATGCCATATTCTTCGGCAGAGATGCCCTACTCCAAGGCCCCGCCCATAGCACACGAGATGGACAAATCTTGTCCAGGAGGAACGAGCAATGAGTGAGGAACGCGTTTTTTTGGAGCATGGCGAAGCAAAAGCCATGATGGCCGAAGGTGACTATGTGCATACGTTCAGAAATGCATGCGACGGCACGCTGATCGGGGCCGATATGGGCAGGGATAGGTTAATCAAAATTATCGAAGGCGGCGCTACGTGTGAATTGGCCGGCGAGGTGGCCGCAGACATGAAGCATGGCCTTGTGATACACGATGACGATGGTTTTCTATTCGTCGCAACCAAGGGGAGTAGTGAGCAATGAAGGACGAGCATTTCGAACAGCAGGCGTTTCCGGGAGGAGACAAAGAATGCGGGCAATCGCCGGACTTTTCCGGCCAAACGGAAAGCCGGTCCCGGGCCATTGGCCGATTTTCAAAGAGGGCGAATTGATCGAGATCAAAAACTACACGTTCAAGGTCGCCCACATCGGGGAGAGCCACATGTTGCTCGAGCCCGTGGGACCGATCATCATAGGGGGTGGGGAATGATCACAATCTCAACGAGAAACCTGCCCCCCAACGTATCCAGGCTATTCGTTCAGGCTGCTGGTATATATAATGCATTTTTAGACGACTTGGAGGTCAAGAAAGCTATGGTAGATGAGGATTTCACGCATACCAAAAAGCCAGGATGGCAGGTTCTGTCCGATCTCAGGGACAATCGGGCGGTTACAATCGTCGGCTATCGCTCGTTCTGGCGAAAATCCAAGCAAAAGGGTAAAATACTCAGCAAGAAACGCAATATATACGGCGTGAATCTCCGGAAACCCTGGGAAGAGTGGGGGCACTGCCAGGCATCGGAACTCCATGCCCACGAATGCTCACACCTCGCAAGGTTCCGCCATGGGCGGGGCTGGTTTTCGAACTGGAAAACCAAGGCGAAACTGATGAGCGTGCCGTATCGGATCGGGGACATGGTGAGAGTCTACTGCCTAAGCCTCATGAGGTCCGACTGTTGACTAAAGGCATCGGGAAATGATACCGATAGAGCTATTATGACACCTGAGTATTACAAACTTGGCGGACTGATCATAGTCGCTCTGATCGGCTCGAACGGCCTCGGGTATCTCGTGAAACTCCTGCTGAACGCTAAGGTCAGGTCTGGCGAGCGCGCCGAAAAAGGTCAATCTGACTCCCTGAAAAAACAGGTCAACGGGCTCGAGAGTGAGAAGGACCAGCGCCAGCGTGAGGCCCTGGCCGCACTCAAGGCTGAGCGTGACGAAACACGAGCCGTGCTCAAAACAGAGCGCGACGAGGCCCGCAGGCAGCAAGACCAAGCCATCCGGAGCGACATTCAGGCCAATCGCACCGAGATATGCCACATCCAGAAAGATTTTCGAGAATTCCAGGACACATGGAGCCGTGAGGCTGCGACGTCGACCGCTATGCGCAAGGCCCTTTTTGCGAAACTCGACACCCAGGGGCGGCAGATCGACAACATCCAGGACAAAATCGGTGAGTTTACTGAAGCACAGGCAACACAAAGAAAATCTACGAACTGAGGTTGACAGATGGCACAACTTTGTGCTGAAATCATAGCCATCCTGATTTTCGCCGCAATGATGGCGATTCTTAATTTGAGGCAAAAATGCGATCATTTTACAAAGGCCTGAGATATCTGATTTTCACGATCATCCTCGGAACACTCTGCACTGGCGTACTTTTCGCACTTCAGCCAGGGGCAGCCGTAGAAACCACGGCAGTTGGGACCATGGAACTCATCAAGGAGTTCGCGAAACTCCTGTGGAACATCCGCACCATGGGCCTCATGGCAATCCTGATGGGCTCCATCGCCCTGCTGATGAAATTCATAAATCACGGCTGGGTCGATCGCAAGCTGAACAAGCTCGACCAGAAAGAGAAGGCCCTGGGCCGGAAGATCAAACAGATTGTCCTCGTCGTACTCGGCGTCGTGATGGGAATACTCACATCGCTCGGCACGGGCGTACCAATCATCGAGGCCATCATGATCGGTCTCGTTGCATCCGGCGGGGCCTCGTCGATTTACAACGCGGTGAAGGCGTTTTTTCCAAGCAAGACCAAGCCACCATTGCCCGGCTAGTTCAGGGGATGAACGGGGCGCGGGGATTTGTCCTTTGCCGTGCGTTCGACTCGTCGCCGTTTGCCTCCCGGCTTGCTCGTACCGGGAATCGATGACGATCGGACCCACAAGCATTCGAAAGCGGTCTCAGATTTATATTTGAGGCCGTTTTTGTATTGACCCGCAAAACAACAGCCCCAGGTTTTCCAGCCGTATTGACCCCCGACTATCCTTGCATTATGTGCGAATATGCTATAATTAAAACGCATGAATACTATCGAAATAAAATGCGCAGGCTCGAGCACTCTACCCATCGAAGAACTCACACCGTTTCAGGGAGACCTCAAAACCCTGTCCGATGAGAATTACGAAAAGCTCAAGAATGAGATCATCGATCTGGGATTCTCAGAGCCTATCTCGGTATGGGAGAACAGGGGTAAGAACTATATTCTGAACGGGCATCAGCGCCTTGTCACACTGACCAGGATG